AGAAAAAGTTCCTAACTTCCATCAAGAGAACTTTTATTGTCGTTGAATTGGGTTTCGCTTGAGAATACGTTAACTCTCATTAAGTTCTTTTCTGAAGCCATTTACTCACCCTCCGTTTACACGTCCAATAGCCAGCCACTCCGCTTTTTCGCTATTGGCACTTGCTGTATTAATTTTTATAGACGTTCCAGTTCTATTTGAAGAACTTGTTGAAGGGGGGTCAAAACTGTCTCCGTTATATCTTAAATAAAATTGATAAGCATCCCCACTTGCATATGGGGTTTTAAAAGTAATTGTTTTTGTTGAGCCATCACGAACATAAATTCCGTACTACAAAACGAGACTGTGTCCAGACGAGTTTATTAACTAATCTGATTTTGTCTACTACGCAGAACTTTGTACATACCTAACAAAATTAGTCAATGGAACGAGAGCCAACTCCTCGTTATTATTAAGAGAGTTTTTATTGTTTTCATATTGTGTGCTACTCTAAAATAGGTTAAACCTTATTAAGTTTTGTTCAGAAGACATTTACTCACCCCCGAACAAAAATACCCAAAGTATTATTGCTTTTATTAATTACTGGTAATAAATATTCTCCAAGTCTCATTATGAAATAATAAGTCATTACTCTCCCCCCTCATGTTTCTTAATATTCATAAATTTATTTACACCACGAAGTCCAAGTCCGCCAAGACCTGTCGCAGTGGAAAATGATTCGTAATTTTTCCATTCCATACCCTTATAAGCAAGGTATACGGAAACACATAAAAAGACGAAGAGACATACTGCGGAGACGACTTTCGTCCCCGAGTATGTTCCATCATCGTCTTTAAGTATTGAGAATATAATCTCCTTAAAGACTTTCTTCATTTTTATCACGCCTCTGCTTGCGGTTTTGTCAGAGTAACTGCACCAGTAGATTCGTCGATAGTAACAACCATACCAAATAACTTTTTGGTAGTTCCGTCGTCGCTAATCAATTCAGCAATACCCTTGTTATCTCCTTCTCCGTCTAATGCTTTCTTTAATTCTTCAATGTCTTCTCTTAATCTGTAAGCCATCTCAATTCACCTCCTACTATTTATTTTCTACGATGGGTTCGGTGTGAGGTAATGATAACAATTCGTTGTATATTGTATCTATCACACCGTTCGCCCCCAACGCTTCATAGTTTTTATAATTTGCCTCTACACTTTCCAAGGCGTGGACTGGAATCCATCCTTTTTCTTTGTAGAGGTAGTACGACTTTGTAATTTCGCCACGAAGTAAACTCTGCAGTCCCGCTTTGATTGCGTCCTGCTCGTGCTTTGTGGCTTTTATTTTTTGCCATAACGTGGCTATCAGAATACCTATGACCACGTTGACAGCATGAATAAAGATAGATTCCATCACGGTCACCTTCTGTTATTGGGTTACTCCTATTCTGTTTCAACCTAAACAATCGGAATGTCGGTTTCTGTATAAACTCTGTCTAATCCAACAGGGTCATAAGCATCGTCATACGTCCGATTATTTCTTGCGATTTTAAATCCAGCGTCACTATAAGTGTGAACAAACTGTCTATCATTAATTTCTACCGTTTCTGTTATAATCATAATTTTCCTCCAAACCGTTATGCTGTTACTCCGACCCAAGTCGCATAATTTAATAAACACCAATTGGTCTCTTGTTGATACTCTGACAGAAGCGACTACGGAACGTGAATTTTCTTTCCAGAACCGTAATTATCAAAAGCATTTGCGTTAGACAAAGGCATAACTGCATCAAAAAGAATATATAAGTCTGTCATACTGATACATCCAGCAAACGCTTCAGCAGAGATTTCGCCAACCAACCACTCATCTTGATTTCCTATACTAACCTCTCTTATGGCTGAATTTTTAAACGCTGCTTCTCCAATTTTAGCAACGTGTGGTGCTGTTACATAAAGAGCATTGTTCCCTGTCTGAACGCCTTGAAATGCGTGATGAGCAATACACTCTGCGTCATCAAAAGTAATATAACCTAAATTGCAAAGACCACGAAAAACCTTAGTGTTAGAACTTGGTGATGAGATTGTTACGCCCTGAAGACCGCCACCATTTTCTGAAGAGTTGAATGTTGCTCCTGCGAAGGTCAACGGAGATGGGTTAACAGTTACAGTTCCCAAACCAGTATACCCACTTCCTGCGGTTATCGTTTGTTTTCTTGACGTAGGAGTGACCGTCTTATCCTATAAAGAAACAGCATTTACAGTTACCTTTCGAAGTCCATACCCCGAACCAGCATTTGCCTCAATAACTTGCTACGAAGAAGTCGGCGTTACAGTTTTATCGACAAGTGGTGGAATAACAACTCTTTCTAATCCGTCATAACCAGACGAAGGTTCAATAACTTGCTGTGATGTTGACTGTTGGTTTGGTTGCATGATAACGGTTGACTAAATTGCAATAGGTTGTACCGTTACTTTCCCAATTCCATCATATCCTTTGTCTGCGGTTACTGTCTGTTGTTGTTTAGTACTTTTTACTGTAACATCCTGTAATGTCGGTTCTCCACCGCCGCCACCACCATCAACGGTAATTCTTCCTTTCAATGACATTATTGCGTCATAAATTTCTTTCTGTCCACGTTCAGATGGTTTTCTATCCCAGAACTCTTGTGATTTCTTTTCTACATAATCTGCTCCGCCTAAAGCCCAGAAAGCGTCAGCAATTGCCCACTGACCGTACTCCGAAGCGCGGTTCTTTACAAATTCAGAATCGATATCTACTTTCGAGTAATCGCTATTGCCAGTCAACGAATAAACCGCTTTTGCAATTTCTAACTGACCGAACTCGGAAGCACGATTTTTAATAAATTCCTTCAATTCTTTCACCTCACTCAATCAGTCCAAGTAATTGCGTCTACTTCTTCTTTCGTTGTAGCGGCTAATACTTGTTCTTTTAATTGTCTATACTTAACGTGCAAAACATTGCTGCGTACAGCAACCGCACGAACTACATCTTTTAAATCGTTTGCACTGACTAATACGTTTTGGTTATCTGCAGTTGTCCACTAAATTGGGTCTTGCCCTTCTAATGCGATGATTGCTGCACTAATACGGTCTCTTGCCTAATTGTCATAATCAAAGAGATTGTTGTTTACTTCTATTGGCTGTATCTCTAAATAATCTCTTTTGTTTTTAAAAGAATTAATCTTTTTTCTCTTTACATCTTCAAGCGGAGCCTCATAAACGATATACCCTTCTCCGTTTAAGTTCTTTCTCCGTGCCTTTCCGTCAACATTACCAAGAACCAAATCATAAATTTCTTTTGATACAATTTCATATCCTTTAGATATATACATCTAAATTTTTTCTTCTGTCGGATTATCAATTATAACAGAGTACAACAACGCTCCCGTAATGTCACAGAATAATAATGCATACTGTTTATCCATATTTGTTCCCCCTCATCATACATTTGCACTCTAATATATTTGGTCTGCAAACATTGCAACATAATACCCCTTAACGGCGTTAGAAGAATCGTGAATACACCAAAAGCCCTTGAGGACATTCTCGCCGTTAACCTCTTTATAAAACGGAACAACTCTTAATGGAGAAGAAGAAATGGTATCGTCATATTCCTGTGTAACAACAAGACTTAATAAATGCTTCGAATTACCCGAAGTGGTTTTATGAAATAAATTGGCATCGTTCACAATATTGTCTGGATAATTTCCTGTAGACGCTTTTGCAGTTTCATATTCTTGCTTTGTTAATACTTTCCTTATTACTCCAAAGTCGGTGTCAATGACAATACTGTTACCATTAATAGCGTTAACTCCGTAATTTGAAGTAGGACACAGTTGTTGTCCAAATCTAATAACACCAAATTTTAAATTTGGGTTTTCAGGAAAGAAGGTTGGAGCACCTTCCCCTTTTAATCCAAAATTAAAAGCCGAAACTAACGCAATATTGCTTGGTCGAGAAGAGTGTTCTATTGGTTCTTCAGTACTTGGGTCTTGTGGCTTAAAGAAGTTATCAAAATGCATTTTTAACTAAAACTTTTCTTTTATAAGGGTGATAAGTTTTGCTAAACCAACGCCATCTAAAAAATAATCTTTATAGTCTTGTGGATTAAAAGACATATTTATACACCCCCGTTATTATCAAGGACAATCGAATTAAAAATTGTAGCAACCATTCCTATGTTTAAAACCATAATCTCGCTACCGCCACCATCACTACCACAAACTTTAATAATTTTCCCATCGTGTCTTCTGAAAATAATGTTGTGGTCTGTATCTTCTGACAACTCGTGCTTCCTTAATAAATTGAAGTCGTAAGGTTCTTTGTTCACATGACTCGTGTCTTGGTTGTACTCGTACTTTTCGTTTTCCTCTGTGACCAAGTTCACGGGTATGTTATGCCTTAAAGTATATCTAATCGACAATTTCCTCACCTCAATGTCTGTCTCTATATGCGTCACTATATCTATTTGTTGGTGTACCGCCTGTTAATTCGTCAGTATCGTAAACATAACCAATATTTTTTCTCCAACCGTGTCCAATGTGAAGATTTCCAAACGGGTCTCTTTCAAACAGGTTTCTATCATCTGTCATCTGTCTCTTGATTTCACGGAAGTATTCTTCCAAGAGAACCTGCCCTTTCTTTCTCCATAACTCTGCTTTCTCTGGTTCTTCCAAGAAGTCAAAATATTCACCACAGGAAAAATAGGCAATCACATCAGAAAGTTCTCTTACCAATTTATCGTCTTTCGATAAGGAGTCCTCGGTGTTCTCAAAATCTTCAGGATACCATTCACCATAAATATTAATCAAACCGCACGGTGGTGCAGGAATAATCTTTATACCGTCCTACATTACAACATAATACATAGGTTCTCCGATAGCGTCCACATTTCCAATAAATTCAAATGCTTCCTGTATTGTGTTTAATCGGAACAGTTTCTTCTTACGGTTTGACCTAATACCATTCTCTGGACGGTTCAATGTATTAAAATCAACTTCCACATTGTCTTCTGGGTCTGGATTCCATTCAACATATCTCGCCTGTTTCAAGGTTGGAGTATAAACAAACCCATCTTCTGGTTCGAAATCTGTTTCCCATTTCTGTATCTTATATAAATAATTAGACCGCAAAATAAGTCTACGTTGCTGATTTATAAATCTTAACAGGAGGTCTTTGTTTAAATCTTGGCGTTTTATAATCGCCTTACATAACTCAATAAGTTCGTTTCCAGTCATATTTTACCCCCATAAATAAAAATAAGGGGGCATAAAGCCCCCTCGTTAAAACGGTTCGTCCATAGTCTTATACTACGGATTTAACGCCAAAAATGTTCGAAGAACCCTACGAGCGGCGTCCCCCTCGTGTGCTTCACAGTAGAACATGTATTGCTTTAACAAAGGGTCTCTTGCAAATTCAAACGCAGGAATGGCACAGACGTGCCGAAAATTCTTGCTTGTCTGTGTCTCCTTGCGTTCTTCTGCATTCGCCTTTTCGAGTTCATCAGTATTATATTGGTTGACTATCCGATAATTTCTATCATCAGATAAATCAATCCACTAATTCGTAATGAAACCGTCAGCCAAATTAGCCTCCCGTTACAATTAGGAATTGGAAATGTTGATTACCGCACTGTTCGCCTTTGGAGAACGGCATTCCAGTGTCAACTGACCAGTGACAACTTTGCCGTTAACCAGAGAGTCTTTCGGACGGTCATAGGTCTTGAACGGAATCAGGTAAGCCAGTTTCCAATATTCAGACTGTAACAAATCTACACGAGTGTCGGGCTGCAATCTGTGTAATACAGTGTTTACCAGACCGAAGTCGGATTCGTAAACGTTGATAACGTTCTTAATTTTGGTAGCGTCAGCACTGCGTTGACGTTCTGCGTTGCCTTCGAAACCAGAGATAATTCTCTTGTTTTCGCCAGAAACTACGCAAATATCAGGAGTACCGCCAACAGCCCATGCTTTCTGAATAGCGTCATTCAACATGGTTTCGGTGAAAGCACCGTTGTTTGCGTCTACCATATTGTCTTGTTCTTTGTTGAAATAAGGAATACCACCCATCTTACCAACGGTAGTACCATCGCCCGGAATTGCTTGGTCGTTGTTTACGATAGCCCATTCAACGTCCAGAGCAATTGCTTTCAGAGTTTTAGCCAACTGGTAAGCCATTTCAGACTTAACGCCTGCTTTCAGGACTGCTTCTTGGGAATCAGTTACATGGCAATCACGCATGAAAATCTGAATGTAGTTAGACAGTTTTTCACGAGGAACTGCTTCAGTAGCCATAAATGGCTCGTCTTCCAAGTAAGCGTTTTCGCCCGGGGTTGCCAGTGTATCAGTCAACCAACTGTGTGTCATACCAGTAACTTTGGAACGACCAAATTTATTCATCAAAGGGGTTTCGTCAGGAGAGATATTAGTGATAATATCTAACAAGTCCTCACGGTTACCTACTGCTTCGTAGGTATTATGGAACTTTTCATAAGTCGGCATTTATATTCACCTCAAGAATATTTTAATCTAATAACCCCAACTCTAATAATACTTTCGATTTTTGTTCGGTATCCATTTTGCCGAACGCTGCGTAGTCAATTTTCTTACCCCGCCTTGTCTGCACAACTGGGGTATTGGTTGCGTGTTCTACTACGGGTACATGTGTCTTTTTACTTTCGACTTTCTTAATTGACTTCGCATAATATTCCTTTTGCATTTCCTTAAAGAGTTCCCGTAACGGTTCTGGATTTCCCTCATTATACGCTCTTTGTAACTTCTGGTAGCGACCAACAGGTAAATTCTGAATCGCTTCACCAATGTTTCTCATAATTTCATCGTATCGAGGTTCTTCACTCCTTAACTGTGCTTCAAGGTTATCAATATTCTGTTGTCTCATCATCATAGAATTACGTTGATTAATCAACGCTTGTTTTGCTTCTACGACTGCAGTAATGTGGTTAAAGTCAAGTTCGGACAAGTCATCAGCACTATCCAGTCCTAACTGCCGAGCAGCAATGTCTTTTGCCATGGCGTTTAAATCTACATTGCCTTGCTGGTTCTACTGTGGCTGATAATTTTCCTGCTGGTTCTGATATTGAGGTTGATACTGTGGTTGCTGTGGCTGATACTGCTCAAACTGTTTCCGTTGTTCTGCCAACTGCTGTGTCTTTTGCGTATAGTCACGCTGACGCATATAACCACGCAAGAGTTCATCCTGCGTTACTTCAATCTCTTCCCCATCTACTTTTACTTTAAACCGTGGCTCTTCTTCCTGATTACTTTGTGGTACGTCTTCTGTATCTGCTTCTGGTTGTTCCTCTTCCTGTTCAGGTTGGGAGTCCTATCCGCTATACTTCTCGTCATACTCATCAGTGTTCCAAGAAAAGTTGCCTTCTTTGTCAAGTGTGAATTCAGGCTGTTCCTGCTCTTGTGGAGTTCCCTGCTGGGATTGTTCCAACTGTTCTTCTTGACCTTGTACTTCCTGCTGTTCTTCAACAGGGTTGTTCATTAAATTATCCATTAGTCCTCCTACCGAGTGTCTGTTTCAACGTGTTCGGTTGCCTTAATAATAGCGGTGCGAACCTTTTCTAATAAATAAGGCTCTAATGTGTCAATATATTTAACGACTGCCCTGCGTTCCTTTAATTCGTCCGCAGGACAAGTCATCAAAAAACGTAACTACTTAATCTTTTCATCTTCGATGAAATCGTGAAGAAAGACTACAGCCGCTTCTGCGTTGTAGCCTTCACGAATAAATTCCTCTTTTGTTTTTAACGGTCTCATAATTAGAATACCCCGTCTCTTCTATCAGGGTTGCTTGCCGCAGGCTGCGGTGCAATCCTTTGAATGAACTGCTGTGTACTTAACCCTGCGTTCTCTGGTGCTCCAGCGTCAGGGTTAGCCTTCGGTCTTGGTTGTTGACCACCCTGCTACTGCTGTTCTTCTTGTTGCTCTTGTTGCTGTCTGTCATATATGCCAGCGTTCTATGCAACCTACATCATTTTTTGATTCATCATATTCTGTTGCATTTCCTGTAATGCTGGCGGTGTCTGACCAGTCTCCTGCTGATATTTCATCATCATTAACATCTGTGGTGATATACCCATCATCTGTGCCTGACGAAGTATATCGGGAGTAAAAATAAAATCAGATACATTCTTATAACCTAACGCTTCTACCAACCGTCCAAACGCATAAGAAACGTGTTCTGGTGAAGCCAAACCTGCCTGAACTAACTACGGGTACATGCCTAACAATAACTGCATTGCCTGTGCCTGTTGCTGTTTGTTTCCTGCTACAACACCAACATTTACGACAATATCTATCGTTCCTTCCAAATCTTCTGGGAAGATAGGTTTCGGTTTGTCCGTCACTCGAATGAACGTTTCTTCTGTAATGTACATCTGGTTCATCTTAATCATATGTCTGAACAAAGACTTGATACCAGTCTCTGCAAAGATACGTGCAATCAGTTCCAACCTCTGGTTAGAAGCATTCATAATCTGCGTAATACCTGTTGCGGTCTTATTCAGACTGTTTGCGTCCATACCCTGATTGTATCTTGTGATACCAGTTCTGTTCTCTTTCATCGTATTCATATATTCCAAGAACTGGAACACCTGCGGTTGTAACTGTTCAATCGGTGTCCAGTATACCGCTTGTCTTGGGTCTCCCTGAACACGTACTGCTTTCTTACCATCAATAAACTCACTCGGGTCTACCAACATATCAATGTTCAAGAACGCCTGCTTGTTATTGTTTACAGCAATATTATAAATAATCTGCTTCAAGAATGCAGTGTTTAAATCCTGTAATTCACCAACCAAGTCAGCAATACCACGTTTAGGGAATAACCGAGAAGTATCACGAATAGGACTGATGACAAAGAATGGATGGCGTCCCATCGTGTTCTCCTCTAATCTTACGATTACGTTCTTGTCCACGATAGTAACAATCAAGTCTTCCAAGATACCGTCATTGTTGATGTCCGTCTTTACGTAACATTCGTATAACAGGTACTCTTTCTTTGCGTCTTCTAACCCTGTATCCGTAGTCTTCATAAACGCTCTCGGATTCATCTCTTCATCGTAATTGGTTCTCGTGTAAGTGCCTGTGGCTGTGTTACCTTCCAGAACCTTATCAATGTTCTAAAATACACCTTCACGTTCTCTTCTACGTAAGTAGTCCAACTTTACAACCTTTCTGTGTGCCACAAAGTCGATGTTCTCCAAGGACTTCGCCTGTGGCGAAAATCTAAACTCTGATGGCGGAACTACCTCTAACTTTGGCTGGTTTTTCGTGATATTTGTGATTTCCTCATACTCAATTTCATAAACATCAGGTGCTTTTTCTTCTACAGTTAACACTGTAATGCGTGGATTCATCTGAATTTCCAATAACTACTGCTGCGTTAAGACAAGTCTTTTTGTCTCTACCGTCTGTTCCCTTTCCCAGTAGCATTTTACAATACCAAGATTGTCTATCAAACTGTTCTTAATCCAGTCATAAAAAACAAGAAAACCGTCATTGCAACGCTCTAACTGATACTTAATCAGTTCGGAGTGTGCAGCAGCAGCCTTCTCGTCCTGTTCACTGTTTGCTCCTTGTAATTTACAGATATCCTCGTTTCCAAAGAATACTTTAATCAACGAAGGAATTGCCCATTCAACCGTGTCGTGAAAGTCACTTGCGGTAACATCACTGATGTTTGTTAAATTAGGATACTTCCGTCTGTAATACTATGCGTCACTCTCATATACTTTGTGACGTTTGATTACCTCTGGCTCGATTTCTTCTTCATAATAGTTATCAGCCATCTCAATTTCCCGTACCACATTCTCCCTGATTTCGTCCAGTTTCTCCTGTGAGATACCGTATTCTGTCAGTGTTTCCTGTGTCTCTTCGGGTGCTTGAGGGATGATTGCTTCTGCTTGTGTCTCTTGAGCAGGCGGATTTAATTCGCCATAACCCATCCCCTGAACGGGAACTTGACCCATGTCCTGCTGCAGAAGTTCTGGGTTAAAATCTTCTGGCATTCGTCCACCTCCATTTACATTGCCCCTGCGTAAATCTGATTGCTGAAATTTCCTTTACGCTTTATCGGGGTCACACTTATCTGTTCTACATACGCCAATGCGTCTAATAAGTCATCGTGAATACCGTTCGGGAACGCTAACATTTCTCCTGATAACTCATTCCACCAGTCGCCTGCGTTCTCTGGAATCCACACCGCACCAGACGTAAATCTTGGCTGTAATGCAGAAATTCTTTCCTCTTTCTTCCTCTGTGCCTTTAACTGTGTAATTGTGAAAAACATATTACGCCTTGGCATTTCTTTCTCCAAAAAGTGGCTCATTGCTGCCTGATATGCAACCTTCTCCACTCCAACCTTCTACGGTGACCACTTACCAACCATCTTGAATATCTCGTCTATCGTCTACGTAGGGTCAAACCGTCCGTAACTGCAGTCCAAGATAAACCAGTGGTTGTCCTTGTTTACTCCTACAACCATTATCGCTGTATAGTCAGCAGTCTTCTTTTGGCTGATTGCCAAATCGACCGTCATATAAATGTTAAGTTCGCGAATTCGTAGGTTCTTCCAAGCAAATCGTTTGAAGTATTCTTCCTTGAATATCTGACTGTCGGGCGACATAGACTGACACATTCGCTCACGATACCAGATATCTATCTTGTGGATTTTCTCGTAAGTATTCCTTTCCTCATCAATGAACTGTACCGTATACTTGCCTTCCCACGTAGACTTACCGTCCTTCATAATCGGTATCTTCTGCGTCTCGAAACCAAGATACTATTTGTTCGCAATAACCCGTTCTATTAAACACGACTCTCCCAAGTTATTGCCTATCATAAATATCCGACATTTCTTCCCCAAGAATATGATATCGGATAGAAACCAGTTGTAGTCCTTTTCCAAAACTGAATCAGAAGTCATATCTTCCAAGTCCTACGGGTCGTCTATGATGATTAACTTCGGTCTCGTCTCACCGTGTAACAGACCACGGACAGATGAACCTTTACCGTAAGCGTCAATTCGTACGTTTATCGGCTTACCGTAAATGTCTTTCACTACAACCTCAAAGGTCTTGTCATTATTCTTCTTGACCTCTACCAAATTGGAACACAACTTTGGATTCGATAGGTAGTCGTCCGCCAAGTCTTTCAACCTCGCAGAAGCCAAGGTCTGGTTAGCCATAATAATGACAATGAAATCATAGTTTTTGGAAGGGAATACTAACCTGTACATTGAGTGGGCACGAATAACCAGTACAGACTTACCACTCTCACGGAATGCTTCCGTTGCGAAATGCTTCCGTCCGTGCAGCAGTATCTCCGACCATTCGTAATGGAAAGGGGCAGGTTCACAGTCATCAGGAGCGGGCATATAAATCTTACGGAAATCCACAATGGAGTCGTACGCCATCTATAACGCCTTCGCTTCTTCCTCTGCGTATCTCTCCTGCTCTTCCGTCATCATTTTAACAGCCACCTCATCATCTCTGGGTTGCGGATAGTCAGTTCGTAAATGCGGGAAGCCATCGTGTCCGTAAACCCTTCATCGTCTACCTTCACCTGCTCCATACCATCATTCACGTTGTTGTTCTTCAACACCACATGCATTAACTCGTGCCACGTGGTCAACTTCTTTAACTACTCCGATAAGTTAGAACCAACCACAATTAACTGGTCGTCATAACTTAATGCACCGTACACCTTCGTGTCAATGTCAATAATGTCCCTGATTTTGCTCTGGTCTGTGTACAAGATGTCGTACTTGTAGCAGCCAAAGTTTACTTCGCCCTTAAATCCATCGTCTCCCCACTTTAAAACTTTCTTTTTGGGAGTCTTTTTTTCTTTTTTCTCTTCTGCCATATTACCCCCATAACCGCAATCACTCTTCTGTCGCAAGAATATCCTGTTCCTTAATAACCAGATATTCCTTGTCGTCGTGGTTTACTCTTACGCCAATGCCCTTCGGGAATACTACCTTGTCCCCAGCATTTAACACTACAACATCCCTGCCAACAGAAATAATTACGCCAGTGTCGGTCATATCGTTTCCTGTTGCCATCGTAAGATAAATACCACTTGCGGTCTTCTTCTCTTCTTTGTGTACTTCGATTAATACGTTTCTGTTCAAAGGTTTGAGCATATAACTTTCCTCTCTTGCCTGAAATATATATCTGGGTAACCAAGAATTCGGATTCTCTCCTATAAGACCACTACCCACGGTCTTCTCATCGAGTAAGTTCCGACCCGCAACGATGACCCTTACCACGATTTAGTCCCACTATAAAGCGAGGAGAATATTGGTACGGTATAAGCCCTTTTGTCTATCAGAAAAGTATAGAAGTAACCGTTTCCATCACTGCCTCACCAAATGGTATATAAGTATGAGATTGTTTGTGCGACTCTTATTCTTCACTTACTTTATTCGCTATGTAAATCTCATAGACATAGTATGTCATTAAGCCACATGACTTATGTTTCTCTTGTAAGTTATTTATAACTTCGTTACGCCTGCTTTCAGCAGTCGTATTCAAGGTTTTATCTTTATTCTTTATTTATTTCTTTCACTACGGAAGATACTTGTATTTCATTCTCATCTCTTGTTCTTTAGTATCTCTTCAACCTTGTCTATACTTCGCTCAAGTTATCTTCGATAACTTTCGCTCAGTAAGTACTCTCTATAATATTAACAAAAACTGAAAATAATTTGCGTTTGAAATTGGACTTGTCCATTAGATAACATAAATCTAAAATTTTTATATTTTTATTGCGTAAAGTGTAAACTTATTATATCTCTGTGGTATAGTGAATTTTAGAATTTTCGCAAATAATTTTTAGCCCTAAAAGATAGTTTAGGAGTCCCTTGTCCAGAGAGAAGATGAGGGGCTTGTTTTTTATGTCCGTGGTGGAAAATTTTTAAAAATTTTTTGGCGACCAAGTGATTGTTTAGGAGTCTCTTCCCGTGGTGGATTTTTTGGGAGAAATTTTTGGGGAAAGAGTTACCTAACTATATAATTTACCCACCTCTATCTGACAAGTTGAATATTATACTTCATTTTCTTTCACTTTCACATCAAAAACAAAACAAAAATAAAAAATTTAAAAATAAAAATAAATTATAATATATATATAATATATATATAAATAAATAATCAATTATGAAATTAAAAAAATAATTTCAGAAATTACACAGAAAAATTAAAAAGTGGCACAGTAAGCACCCTGTTTTTTTACAGGTGGTATGATGTAGTTGTAAGAGGAAAGCACCTCACAAACAAGCAGCACAAGATAACAAGAAAACACGGAGGAAAGAAAAATGAAAAAGACAACAAGTAAGAAAAACCGTCAGACAGAAATCACTTTTGAGTATATCTCAATGTTCCCTGAATATGAGGAAGAAAAGAAAGAGAAATATTACCAAGTGAATATGTTTGAAACAGAAGAAGAAAAAGACAGCAAGTAATAACAACTAAAAACGGGAGGCTAAACCATAGCCTCCCAAACAAGATAAGAAACGGAGGAAGAATTATGAATATTATAACAAGCGGATTTTTAAGTGTACCTACAACCAAATATACCATCAATGCTGAATGGGCAAAAGGTACAACAATTTACAATAATTTAGAAGATAAAGAAGTAAAACACTATAAAGATATATATTTCAAAGTTGTAGAGAGTAACATCACGGGAGAGCCGCATATATACGTACTCAACACTGAAACAGGAGAAAAAGATAACATATTTATGTATGAATCAGTGTATGAAGTATTATACGACTGGACAAAAGACGAAGAACTGTTGGATATGATGGAAGAAGAAGAAGAATATCAACAGGAATTAAAAGAACTGGATGATTTAACACGGGAATATTTGGGTGAAGAGTTGTATAACTGGTCTATAAGCCGGGAAGGTAAACCGTCATACGGTAGGGCGTAATATGGGAATATGGGGGAGGCAGCAGCCTCCTCCTCAATAAAATAAATATTAATTTAAGTCATTAAGTCAAGGAGGCTTTATTATGAAGATTTATAACTTGTTGGGTCGTTCTGGACGTGCTGTTCCGAATCAGTTTGTAGTGGAAAATAATCAAACAATAATTTTCCAGTCATATGAATCGATTTGTGCTATCTATTACAAAAATACCAAAAAATTGGCTTTTGGTGAAGACTGGGATTATTCACGGACAACTGTAAAATATTTACATCAGTTTTTGGATGAATATGTGCCTTTGCCCTATCACAATAAGTCAACCAAAGAATTACGGAAAATGGTTAGTGATGGCGTTATAGAATATTATCCGAATCGGGATATGATGGCTTTATAACAGAATATCAGGAGGCAGGGGGATTTTCCTCCTCCTCCTCAATAGGTGGCTATAATTTCTACGCTAATAATTGGCGGGCACGGTCTGATATTTCGGTATTAATTGAAATGGCTATTGGTGGTGTTTTTGGTGGAGCGACGCCTGCTCTATCAAGAAGACTATCAATAAGTGAGGCTCTCACTTTTATGCTAACATTCTCATTATTAACAATTTCCATCGCGAGGTTAACAAGGTGCGGCGCGGCTGCCTCCAGCATTTGTTTGGCTTGCGATACAGAACGGGATAAGTGTTCTTTCACCAGCGGATGCTTCATAATCTATGCAGCACGGGCTGTTGATATATCAAGTTCGTTGCAGGTTGCAAGTATGTTTCCAGCGTTTCGGCTGTATGAATCGATGAATGCCTGTTGGGTTGTTGTTAGTTGTTTGCGTTTCTTATGTGTCATTGGGGTTCGCCTCCTAAAAATATATTCATATATATAACAAAAATTGATAGAAAATTGCGTAGTTTAATATGTGGCACAGTAAACAGGGTATTTAAAAAAGTATGCTACAATATAATTGAGGGTACGAAAAAGAAATACAGGGGATAAAAAATTACAAGGAGTGGTGATTATGAAAATGTCGGAGGTTATGAAGTATGACAACAAGTTCACAATTGGTGATAAGGGTATTATTACATCATATATCATCAACAGTTTTAAGAAGGAAAGAAAAGTTAATATCGATGGTATTAAAAGAATCCGAATCTGTAACGATGGAAGTATATGTATCAGCGGAAAATATGGTGTTCAGTGGTTCAAGGTAAATGCCGATAATTTCGGTATATATACAAGTATAAAGAAATATTTAAAAGTGAAAGATGTTGAAGAAGTTGTCAAAGAAGAGGAGGAATAATTATGAAAGAGACGATTACTCAACGGGTTAAAAGTTTGTTGTTTGCTAATGCCGAGGCGAAGGCTATGGTTATATGTAAAAGAGAGTACGGAAACATCACAAGCGAAGAAGAGCGGAATCTGTTGAAAGAGCAGGAAAATAATTTCCGTCAGAAGGTGTTGGTATTACGGGAAGTATTAGGAGACAGGGTTGCCACCAAAGTTGAGGCTGATGGATGGTGGAGCGGTATAGAGCGTTATGCGGAAGACCACGGACTGAATAAATATGATTTAGTATAAGGAGGCGTTATTATGGATTACGAAGTTTCTTGGGAAGAACGGTTGTATTTCTCACGGAGAGTCGGTCGGATTCTCACGGATGAAGAATGCGAAGATATAAAAGAAGATATAGTGTTATTACAAGAAGACCTGTTGGATAATTGCGAAGGCGATGAAATGGAAGAATATTCACAGGGATTACGGGAAATATTTATGAGTTATAGGAAGTAGGATTTCCAGATATACCGTCACGGTTGAATGACGGTGGCGGTATAATGTGGAAATTGTCCACCAAGAAAATAATATTAATATGAAGAAAGGTATGGTGATTAGTATGTTGAAGATTGTTGGGCTGAAAAAAGTTGCTGGAGAAAGCAAATATTTGAACAAATATAAGGGTGAATATTTGCAGTTAAATTATGATATGCGTTCCGGCAAGGTTTGGACGGATTTCTTCTGTTCATTTAATGATTTTTGGGAAGAATATCATGACAGCAATGTAATTAATTGTGGAAATATTTCTGAAAAAGTTACAATGCAGGATGTACGTGAAATTGTTGAAAATGCAGTGAAGCGTCTGGCGTAGGGTTTCCAGATAGGCAGTCTGGTGCTGATATAGCATCAGGCTGTCCAATGTGGAAATTGTCCACATAAAAAATACTATATATTATATGAAGAAAGGTATGGTGATTAGTATGAGGTATTACAAAGTGTTTTACAGTTACGATGTTGCAAGGAAAGTTCCACGCGAAGATGGATACGGTTATGACTTGTTAGTTTACGCTCGGGATACAGAGTATGTAGTTATGCAGGCTAAAAATAAAAAAGAGGCAAAAGGAAAAGCGATAAATTGGTTATGGGTTCACAAATTTTTGAATCCAACAGTTACAGATGTTTCAATAGTTACAAAGGGTTTTTAATGAAAGGCAGGCGATTCTTATGACAGAAAGACAGGTTTTTGAAGGGATTATTGCTCCACAAGTAGAGGCTATTATTAAAGACTCAAAGAGAAACTATCCACGGTTTGTAGCGGCAGTATTAAAGGACAAGTTCTACGAGAAGTTTGAGCCACAGTACAGATATTTTCAAGGATTAATTGAGGGCTTATACCGTGCGAATGTTATTGAGGGCACAGATGTTTATTGGTTGTATTTCGAAGAAAAATTGAATGCTGAATTGTTGAAAGAAGAAGAATGAAAGGTACGGTGATTAGTATGTTTAAAGGGTTTGGTATGTCTGAAATTGTCGATGGTTCTAAATCAGGATATATGGTATTTGAATATGGCAGATATCAGTCGCTGATGGAAAAAATGAAAAAGCGTTTTGATGTAGATGATGATGATAATGAGAAAAATAATTATAAGGGTTATTCAGAGGAGGATTAATTATGGAAAAGGTATTTGATAAGGCATATTTTGTAGAGAATGTTTTTGAGACATTAGGAAATACAATGGTAAGGGATTGTGCCTCCATATATGAGTATATGTACGATAATGATATTGATTTCAACCACGCAATGTTTTCAATATGGGAATATATAGGCAAGAATTATCCATATAAAGTAATGCTGTTACAGGCTGGAAGGAAAGATTTTATAACAAGTGACAGGGAAGTTATCGCTGCGGTAATAACATTATATATATATGATAATGAAACCAAAAAAGATATTGAAGATACAGATAAACTGTACCCCGAGTTTGGTATATTGAAATACATAAAAAAGATATTGGCTGGGGCGAATGTTGAATCGTAACACGGAATGTGATTTGTGGCACAGTATTGACACGATTTACGGACTTGTGATATAATAGACTTGTCAGAAAGATATTTTTTTGAAGATAGCGTAGCGTTTCGTGTTACAGTATAATGCGGTTTACGTTCCACCGCATCGTTAGAAATAAGGGTGCGGTGCGTAGGTAGACTGATTACCTAAAATAACAAACATTTAATGATGGCGAAGATTAATGCCAGAGAGGAGACTAAAATGAAAAAAATGCGTTTGTTTGGTGATGTATGGACTGGGAAGACAACATCTTATGTTGAAGGCTGCTATGACTATTACGGAGCAAGGGTTTTATGTGAAAAGACAAAGAAGAAAGACGCTTTGGTAGAGGTTATGAAAGATGTTAATGAAGATACGGAGTTCCTGATTTCTAAATCGGAATACGAAAATGAAAATAAGGTTGTCGCCTTATGTTGCTACGAATCAGGAGAAATTTTAACGAAAAAAGATTTGAATGAATATAACGAGTTGTTTGTTACTACGGGAGATTTTGCTATCAGTCGTGATGTTGTTAAGTATGCAGACTATGTACAATGCGGTGGTTGCGGTAAATACTTCTCTATGTATCGTAGCGATGGGATTGAATCGGACTGGGGAAATTATTTCTGCGATGAATGTGCAGAATCAGGACATTTTGTAAGACAATGTTCAGATTGCGGTAAATGGTTTGATATTTCATGTGCTGAAAGAACAGGTATGGAAGGCGAAAATGAGAACGGAGATTATGTTTGGTACTGTGACGAATGCAGTGAAAACTACGACTACTGTGATGACTGCGGAAGAATTATTCATAACGATGAGGCGTGGTATGAAGGTGACGGTGTATTCTGTCACGAATGCCACGAAGATAGATACGGAGAAGACTCCGCCCACAATGGAAACGACACCCCGATTCGTAGTTATCACTATGCAGGAAGCGAAACGGACTACGGTATGCACTGGTTAGGCTCTGCTGAACGCTACGAGAATCCGTTGCTTGGTGTTGAATTAGAAATAGACCTTGGCGGAGAAGATGAAGACAATGCGATAATCTTCCGTAATATTATGGGAGAAGACCACTGCGTAATTTGTCACGATGGCTCATTACGGAGAGGAATGGAAATTATATCTTGCCCCGCGAATTATCAGAACCATAAGAACTTAAAATGGAAAGAACTGATGGAAAAGGCTTTGGAATTAGGCTATCGTTCCCACGACCCCGGGACTTGTGGACTGCACGTTCACATCGACCGTGAGTTCTTCAAAAACCATCGCACAATGACGATGGAAGAAATTGAGGGTGCGTTCTTCATCGTATTGAGAAACAACATCGATTGGTTGAAGACATTTTGCAGAAGAAAAACTTGGACATATTGTGAGATTAATGGAACGGAAGACACTGACGACCCGATGGTTAATAAAATTGGTAAGATTTCCACAATGGGAAAATATGATGAGGTCTGGAACAAGAAGTTCAAGAAGACAAACTTCAACCGCTATCAAGCCATCAACTTCTCCCGTAGCGATACCATCGAGTTCAGGTTATTCAGAGGAACTTTGAAATACAGTACATTCATCGCCTCCCTGCAACTGGTATATATGTTCGCACAACTGATTAAGGAGTGCGATAAATTGGAAGACGTAATGAGTATTGACTTCGACTCGTTCGTGAATATGGCGAAGTATAACAACATCGGTGTGTTCTACGAGTTCTTGGATTACTGCAAGGACTTGGGTCTCATTGAAGAAGAAACTGGATTTTAAGAGTGAGGGGCGAAAGCCCCCTCCTCTCTTTTAAAAAAATATTTTAAGTTATATATGAAAGGATGATGTGAATATGTGCGTTATATTATATGCTCCCCCGAAGCACGATATCAAAGAAGAATATTTAATAAATGCTTTTGAGAACAATCCCGATGGTGCAGGTATTATGCACTACAACGAATACGGACAGGTTGTTTATCAAAAAGGATTTATGGATATCAACTCTATGTTGGCTTATTGGAAAAAGACAAACGGAGATTTCCCCCGTGCGGTTCATTGCAGAATTGCCACGAGTGGAATCGTTAACAAAGAGAATTGTCACCCGTTCCCCATAAACTATGATTTGGAAGCAATGAAATGTGAGATGGGTGTATCAAATATAGGCTGCTTTATGCATAACGGAGTGCTGAACGACTACACACCAAAAGAAGGAATGAAGAGTAATTATAGTGACAGTATGGTTTTCAATAAATGTGTTATTGCTCCCGTTGTTCTTGGTGGTTGTATAGATAATATAGGAGTTCAGCAGTTACTCAACAGATTAAATAGTAGGTTCTTATTGTTCCTGCCAAATTATAAAGTATATATGTTTGGTAATTGGGAAACAACACAAGATGGTTTTCTGGCTTCTAATTATAGTTTCCAATATAAAAAGAATTATGGTTGCTACTACGGATTAGTATGTGATGATGAGTTAGATGGTTGGGACGAAACTTATAATAACGAATATGGGTTTTCTGTATCAGACATTGTCCCCCGCGTTCAGTACACCATACAATGTACAAAAGGTTTTGATATGATAGATGATTTCGTAGATGACTATGGTGATTATATGATAGATACCAATGAGCCATACTGCACATTCGTAAATTACGATGGAGGAATTATGGAGTTCTTGGTAGATATCTTCTCCGATACAGACTTCGAAAGATTCTTAAATACGAAAAAATACACCATCGTCTATAAAGAAATAATTACAGAAGAAAAGCAAAAACAATAAAGGCTCTGTGAGGGTGGGTTAAAATGGGACATATAATACCATTACCCACCCCACAAAACGCCGTCAGAAACGATTTTAGAGCGTCGTTTTTTTAATGGGAAGGAGATTTATTATGGAAAAGACATATGAGATGGAAAAGAACCTTGGAATATTGGTAGTGTATTCTTTGAATGCTGATTTGGAAATCAACTGGGAAACCCTTTATGAGAAAGGGAAGAAAATGGGAATCGAAAAGGAAGACATTCCGCTCCCCACCCCAGCAAGAAGAAACTTAAATATCTTAACGATAAAAGAAATCCGTAGAGCCATATTAAAGTTCTTGGAAAAGTGTAGAGGAATATCTATTAGAGAGTCTGGTGGTGTTGTTTTTATTCCGAAATATTTCCTCTGTGAATGGTTGCAATACAGCAAGTTCCTCACGGAGTTCAACGGAATAGAAATAGTAAACATTGATGTATACGAAACGACAGCAAATAAAAAGATGATAGCACAAGCACTCATCGAAGATATAAGAGGAAGATTAAAGGTAGAAATAAAAAAGGTTTCAGACAGAACCGCAAAAGGAAATATAAAAGAATTGTCATCGTCCCTTGCTCTTGATTTAGGGACAAAGAAAATGAGTGATAGAGCGTTAGAGTTTATGAGAGAAAGAATGAACAGCACTGTTAATAAAGTAGATTTATTTGAAAAGGTTTTAGAAATGGATATGGAATATGTAAGAAAAGAACTTAATGTGGTAAGAAATATAATACGGAACTCAAGAGGTTTCTGGTAAAATAAAAAAAGCAGGGCGATTAAACCCTGCTCTTTTTTATGTCATAAACATTTGCACTGGCTGCCAATTAGAGAAATCGGAGACTTCAACATAAGGGTCGTTTGAAAATCCGTTGATGGGTTCTCGCTCTTCCGTTGGTACTTGAAAGAAGTTCTCCAATATCGGACGTACCTACGTGTTCTTTGTGGCTTTGGGAAGTATCAACTTACTTACCCTTACATTATTGGCGTGGCAGGCAATCATCTGGTTCTTGGACAACCCACCACGATAGATGTAAAGACAAGGTGTCCTTAAATACTTCTCACATACTTTATTACGGAGTAATTGGTAGGCTTCACACTGAATAACCTTTTTAGTATTACCTGTTTTCAGTTCCACGAAAAAGGAGTTGAAAGCAGGTTCTTTTAATTTCTGCACCATTAAATCAGGACTCAACCTAATTGATAATGACGCAGGAGAATTGTCTCTCCGTAAACTTGCAGCAATGCTGTCTCCGTAGTTATGGTGGTATGAAAGGTCTAACAACTCATAACCTCTTTCATTGCAGTACTGACTGAAATCTTTTTCGAACCTCACGTGTTCACTTGCTATCGGTACTTCTTGTATCATTCTTCTCTCTCCTGTCCCAATATCTTATATAATTCTTCCCGCAACTTGTCAATGGATTTGTAGTAATCTCTTGATACATTCGAGACGTGGATACCGTAGATGGCTCCAATGTCTTTTAGTTTCTCACCTATATCTCGCAGTCCATATATCTCTCTGCTACGGGCACTCAATTCGTCCATCACCTTTTTCTCTGCCCTGTTTACTTTATCTCTGTAAATATTTCTAATGGCAATCTCTTCAGGCGAATGGGAATATAAGTAATCGTTGTTCACTATCTTTATTCGCTGCACAAGTCTGTCACTCTTAACCCCCTGTGCCAGTTCCTCTTTCTTTGCTACTGCCTCTAACCGTCTAATCAGGTCATCGGCTTCCCCCTCTACCATTCCATAACCGTGTCGCTCGGGGTGCTCCTTATTGATTCTCTTCTCCCTTTCAATTGCTTCCGCAACAATCTGTTCGAAGGTATCATTCTGTTTCCCCGCCATCTGTCTGCTCCCCCACCTTTTTCTTCGGCTTCTCGGCTTTAAGAATGGTGGCTATTTCTGTACTGATAACTACTGCTTCACCTATGCAGTCGTTCTTCTTAACAAGAATTGAATTGATAGGAACATACCCATGCGAATAATTATGAACCTTCGTTCCGTCTAACAAATAGTATTCAGGGACAACCTGTGGTCTCATTGGTAACGGAGTTATATTTTCTAACGGGACAACCATCTCTGCCATTTCACCGCCGCCCAAAAATACAACGCCTGTTGCGAAACGCAGCCGTGATTTATCAATCATTTCCATTGTCGGAAAGACAAGCAAACCATACCCTTCGGGAAGTTCATAGGAGAACCCTGTCTTTACGGGTATCATTTCGGACGGCTTAATCAATACATCTTCTAACGCATAAATCTTAAAAGAACTTTTGCCTTTATCATACTTTGGTAATTTAATGCCAACGGAGTTTTGCTTATACTTTACTTCCATATCTTTTCCCCCTCGAATTGAATATCATCAAACTCTTCTTTCGTCATCTTGCTGCTATTACCGATTAACTTTTGGTTACTGCTTGCAGGGAACGTCCCATCTGGATTCCGTAAATCTTCACGATACATTCCCATCTTTACTACATCGTAGTGTTCCCATACCCAGTCAGGAATAGATTCATCTTCACCTGCACCCGTAAATAACCAAAGTCTAACCAAACTACCAAACCAAAAATCCAGACTATCACTGAACCGTTCTGCTACTTCCTGTTCCTGACACAGCAGGTCTCCACCACTCACATAAAGATTTTTAATCATACCTATCTCAATGAATGGCTTTATCTTGTGGTATGTTTCTTCTATAAAATCTTGTATGTCATACTCTTTGCCACCACAGAAGTTATGTGTATCAGGATTGTGACAGCCATTACAGTTCCGATAACAGCCCTGAACATATATTTCGTAGGACTGATTATTCAGACTGTACTCTGTCCCCGCTATTCTTATCTTCATCTTCACCCCTCACAATCGTCAGTACATTGTATCGTTTGTCGTCATATTGATAAGCAAACGGTCTTAATAATAAATCACAATTCAATATACTTGCTACAAAGGTCAGGTCAGAGGTGGAGAGTAACTCCACCCCAACCCTGAAAGCACCATCTTCAAAAAACAATACTATCTATCGTTTGAACAGATGTGAACTTAAAATGTCATAATCATCTTTATTACAATTGGTAAATACAAAAATCATAATAGTTACCTCAATAGAACTTACGCTCTGGGAAATCAAACTGTCTTCTTTTTAAGTGCCAGTTCTTTGTATTGGTCAGGAAACCTACAACCCTTGTAAGTTTATCCGTGATAGGTTTACCGCAGATGGGACAAGTAGTCGTTGTTCTTCCCACCGTTACGTGTCCATCTTCACATACATTCAGAACGTAGTTTACTGCCTGATAGATAACACCCTGTTTTACGGAAGATTTAATCAAGGAGATTAACAAATCCACATTCTTGATTTCTTCCGCAACATTGATGTGCATTATCGCCCCGCCTGTCATCAAGTAATCAAACTTACCCTGCAGCATAATACGGTTTAACAGGTCTGTCTGTACTGTCAGAGGAATAAACTGGTTAGAGTAGAACTCGTACTTCTTATTGAACCCAAGAACCTTGTCTGCCTGTGCCAGTTTAATCGCACTGTTCTCTGACGGAGTCTGTTCGCAATTATGCGGATAGCCAAACCGTCTTTCCTGTTTCTTGTTTATATAGTTTACGGTTTCCAAAATATTCTGTACGAACAATTGACCATCGTCTTTTAAGATGTCATACCCCATAATCTCCACCGCTTCGTTGATACCGTTCAACCCACAAGTAGAGTACTGTTTCTTTAAGTCCATAAACCCTAATGTGTATAATGGCAGGTTACCATTCTGTATACGGAGTTTAATAATGTGTCGTTTCACTGCATTGATTTCCGCACACATCTGAACCCTTGCCATTAACAGATGAATAAAGATTTCATCGGGAGATAAGTCTTTCGTGGTCTTACTCATCGACTTTGCTTTGTATGCAATTCTCGGTAAGTTTATAGTTGTTACCGACAATGACCCAATTTTTGTACCACCCGCACCAAAGGTGTTGAAGTACTCGTGGTCTGCTTCGGAACGGAGTCTGCAACAAGAAGACAGTGTAGAAGTAGAACCACTATAATAATTAATCCAACCGAACTTCAGATTCTTTTCTGCTACAATACGAAGGAACTCTTCGTCTTTAATATTCCTGTGTTCGTCCACAGAGAAACAAGCAGTCGTTACAGGAAAGGTACACGGAGTTTTTTCCAGTGTTTCGTTCATAACGTCCATATACATAATCTGCAATTTTTGCACACTCTCAACCTTTGGACATGCACCATCAGGAAAATGATACTCACCACACAGTTTTGTCAGGAACTCTTTATCAAATAAAGATACATTCGTGAATGCACTCTGATGTCCGCCACGGAAAGGTTGGTTAACAGAGAAGATGAAAGACTGCAACTGCTGCTTTACATCTGCGTCTGTGATAGCACCCATCTGAATCTCTTTATCATAGAAGTAGGACAAACAAATCAAGAAGTCGGCCAGACCAACCGCACCAGCCACACTGTTAGAAGCATAGGTTACGAACTGTATCATCTGATTCACATACGAGTTCAGGTGCTTCGGAGGAAGTGATTTAATCTTCTTCACGAACGGGAGTCCGCTGAATACTACGTCCAGACAAGAGAAATTAAAGCAATAAGGACACACGGCAAACTTATGAAAATCATTGATGTAGACATCTTTGAAGAACTGTGCATTACATAACTCCCTTGCTGTGTCCACGTTAAACAATTTCTTGGCATACTTATATAACAGGTAGTATGCGTTCACCCTGAATAACGGTTTCGGAACTTCTGCTTCGTAAGCAATAATGCTTGTATCATCAACGTTGGCATTACTGTCTACGGAAACATCGGCAGTTATAAGTGTAGACTTCCCAAAGAATTTCTTCGAGAAGTCCACCATATCTGTCTGCTTTCCGATACCGTCAAGAGTTGCCAGTTCTTTATATTTATCGTGGATTTTCAGCCCATCCATAAATTCGTCAAACTCTTTACCGTACGAAAAGTCAATTAACATTATCGCTCACCACCGCTACTTCTTTTTCCTGTTTCTTCTGTTCGCTCAACCAATCCTTGAAAACGTCGACACTGAACACTGGGAAACCATTGGCAATACTCTTATCTAACGCTTCCTTGCACTTGTTCGCGTCATCACGTTCCGAAGCACGGAAGATAACTACGGTAGTTTCGTCCATATAAACATCTTTGATGACGGTAGATTCCCTGCTTGCCAACCGACCACGAGACGCAGGTGTTACGATACCGTACACTCTCCAAATCTCTTTACCTTCTTTGTCTTTATAAGAGTCAACGCCATAACCAATAACCTGAATGCTCTTATTAGGTTTACCAAAAACAATAGTAATCATTTATATTTTCCTCCAATCTTCAATGCAGTCTTGAACATAACTGCGAAATACCATTTTTGTTTACCATACTCTTTCATCGCAACGATTTCCGATTCGTCCTGCTTGAACCACTTTACTAACTGTCCGCATTTCTCGGCACTTATTTTTAATCTGTTCTCTGGAAGAACGTTATCGGAACATAATCTAAAGAACTCTTCTGCTGTAAGTATGTAGCAGAGATGAGTAACTTCCTTTACTTCCCAAGGTTTCCCCCGCCGAACTCCTACTACATAAGCAGGAAGTTTCTGACGAGATTTAACCTCGACCCTTATGGGTTTACTGTGCTTGCCCTGCTCAATTATTACATCACCACGTAAGTTGTCTGCCAACCCAGCGAACTGGTCTACATATTTCTTTAATGCTCCTGACATCACAACTCTCTTGGCGGGAACGTTATGTTCGTTAAGATATCGAACACACGCTCTTTCCGTAGCAGAACCACGCTTCTTGTTATTCCTTGCTATCCTTTGTCTCGGAGTCAACTCCGATGCTCTCGGTCTCGGCATTATCTGTGTCCACCTCTTTCACATCGTTTTCAGGTTCTACTTCGTCTTCACCCTGTGGAACTTTCACGAACAGACCACAGATACATTTACCGTCCATGCGATAGTTTCTACACGGACACATTGTGTCTCTGTCTTGATTCGGCTGGCACGGACAGTACCCGCCACGTTCCAACAATGCTTTCAACAAGTGACCTCTTGCTTCCGATTTCTGGTTGAACATATCTCCCTCTCTGGGAACCATCAGAGTATGCCACGGAGTTTGAAGTCCTACACCGTGTTCGTTGCTAATTACCTTGTACTTCATACTCTTCTCTACAAGTTCTTTGTGTAATCTTGCAAGATACCACATTGCCTTTTCGACATCTTCAATTCCGCCTTTGGCTTCGTACCGCCATAAGTATTTGATTACATTGCCAACCAACGTGGCTTCAAATCCTTCTTTACCAACGGTCGCTGCCTTAATTGCTTCGATACATTCAATACCACCCTGCGTATAGTGCTGCGGATGATTTACATTGCTTACATCATTTTCCATTTCCATCACCACCCGATAACTATGTTATGTCTTCTGTCATATACATTAAGATACGTTTTTGATTTCTCGCCATCGTGAATGACTTCAAAGTACGTACCCTTGTGACCTATCACTTTTGCCAACGCTCTCCAACTATGCAATGTCTTTGAGAACCATACGACCATTACCTTATCGTCAAGGACTTGCTTTTCAGGTTTGTTCTCGTAGTAGGTCTGTAAGTACCTGACCACGATTTCCTCCACCTTATCTACCCGCCAGTCCCCTCTGTCTACCCACTTCTCTTCTACGTATTCTTCGTCCATTTTAGTCTCCTTACCAAAACGATATATGTGGAATGTCTAATATCAACATTGCTTCCTGCTTTGCTTTCTACGGAGCATCGGGAATAAAGAACAGTATCATCTGTGCTGCAAGATACACAATTTCAACATCGTCCACTACTTTGACAGGATGACCTGTCTTATTCCCTGCTTCCCGTATTCTCTATGGGTTCATTGTCAGAACCGCTTCTTTTAGAATCTACTCTCTTTCAGATTTTTCCATCTTACATTTCCTGCCTGTCGCACATACCGTTCAAACGATAGCCGCAACTCTTACACAAGAAACTTTCATCAGGAGCAGGCAACCAAACACCTGCTTGTATTCCTGTTTCTACATTGTCGTAAACAGATTTATAAAACTCTAAATCTTTTTCTGTAACATCTTTTTCGTCTATAACGAAACCATCGTGGGAAAATATATACTTGCCAGTCTCTTTATCTTTTCTGTTCTTCCACTTCTGTTTTATGAAGACTATCTTCTTGGGAAGTTCCCCTGTCTTCTCTTTATACCCCCACGCATATGTCGCCATATTGCAGGAGTAACCTCTACTATCTGCTGTTCCTGACAGACCTCTTCCGAACTTGTAATCAATAATAATTCCATCACTTGTAATTGCGTCTGCGAAACAGAGTATCGGCAACTGTCCATCGCCACGATTAATCTTGAATACCTGTTCTGTATCTACAATGTCGTATTTACCGTATACGTTAGAGTAGAAATCATCACACGCCTTGAACCCTTCCCCAAGGAGATATTCGTAAGAGTCGTTCTTCCACCGATTGACCTCGACAGAATTCTTTTTCCACTCCCCCTCGAATATCCCCTTAAACTCTTCCAGTGATAACTTATGCTTATACAGTAATTCAATTGCTTTATGCATTGATGTACCATAAGATGTCATTGCATAATGGGACGGATTCGGAACACCTAAAATCTTTGCGAAGTAAACCTGTCTACCACACGTTCTATACGACTGTACCGTACTGGGAGATAAGTGCTCAATACTCATCGCACTCACCGTCCAAGTATCTACGAAGTTCCTTATACCGCTCTTCTTTAAAACGACAACTATCTTCTTTGTCTTTTTCCTGTTGAGACAACTCTTCAATTGCCTTACCTAATTCACGGAATGCGTTTTCCTTAATCTGTTCATCAACGGATTTCTTGCAGAACTCTATCAGTTCATTATGTTCCTCCGTAGGAAGCAGCATTTCCAACGCACCAGCGAACTTAAGGAAATCATCAACCTCTTCTAACGCTGTGACAAGACCCGTGTCCATTACATACTTTGCCATCAGTAACTGCTCCGTAGTAAGAGCAGCGACTAACGCAGTAATGTGACTTTTACCACGAGCCAAAATAACATCACTAACCGTAGAACATTTTTCGTACATCGTAATTCCTCCTTACATTGACCTATAATTTGTTTCTTTTGCGTCAAACATATATTTAAAGTCACGCTGACCACAACGCCTGCGTCCTTTTAATATAGCCATATTTACTACATCTTGTTTCGCCTGTTGTTCTTCCAACGACAGAGTCGGGTTCTCACCGTCACGCCACATACCAATAATCCAATCGGCTGTTGCTTCAATGTCTCCGCCACCTTTCATCTGTGCGAGATTTGGTTTCTCCCACGGACGACCTTCACGGTTCAACTGGGAAAGAATAACAGGAACAAGATTTAATTCCTTTGCCAACGGTTTGAACTGACGTACCGTTTCAGACATCACTGTGTACTCGGAAGTACCGGGCATATACTGTAAGTAATCAACGATAATCATATCGGTATTACCGTTATCAAATACCATCGTGTTTGCGATATTGATATAAGTTCTTATATCTTTAATCGTTAAACTGTTCTGGTCTACTATCAACAGTTTCTTATTCAGAGCAGTCTGAACTTTAACTGCGATGTCATCACCATTCCGTAACAGTGCCTTTACTTCTTCCTCTGACTTACGCATAAACATTGCGATAAGACGAGTAATCAGTGTTGCCCCTGACATTTCCATCGAGAAGAATATTACGTTCTTTTTCTCACGGAACGCTGCGTGCAACGCTATCTGTGCAGCAGCGAAAGTTTTTCCTACTCCAGAGTAAGCAGCCACAACCACTACCTCTGATTTATAGAACTTACCAACGCTTTCATCTAACTCTGCAAACCCAGTTCCGATAGAACCGTTCTGCATTAATTCACGGAACTCATTGACACACTGCATCGGACTCTTGAAATCGTTTACCAACGAAGTCTCTGTACGAGTTCCATTCGCAATACCGATAATATCTTTTGCGTCCTTACCCCAACGTTCGGCTAACTTCTCTGCTATCTCCGAACGGATTAACGGATTAGGAACTGTTGTTAAGTAGTCAATAGCAAACTGATATTCAGTTTCTCTATCAGGACATTTCCCTACACCACGCATACAGCAAAGAACATCAATGTGTTCTGTCTGCAAGTCTGCAATACTCAACCCCGCTACGTGCAGGTCGGAGAAGTCTTTAAACCCATCGGGAATTTTTACTACCCTTACGTTCAGGTTGGGACCGTATTGTTTGAACTTCTCTCTAATCTGTTCTATACGACCCTGTCCTGCTTCATCGTTATCAGGCGCGAACAGAACTGTAAATGTCTTGTCCTGTTCCTGCAACTCTTTCGCAAGTAACCGTATATGGTTCTGTGTAGGAGTTGCCCCTGTGTACCCCACGCAAGGAAGACCCTCGTCATAAGCACTGGCTACATCGAAGTAACCCTCGCACAAGTAAATCTTCCCTTGCTTGTGCATTGTCTTACGTGCCAAATCAAAGTTATATAACAAATCGCCTTTGGCATAATATTCATTATTCTTATCGTTTATATACTTCGGCATACCCTGCCTAAAATTACGTTCTGCAGTAGCCACAAACATACCATCGGCGTTTCTAATCGGAATAACTAACCCGTGAGTCTGCGGATTAAAACCATAACCCAAATCATTAATCGTTTTTTCGGACAACCCACGTTTCTTTACGAGATAATCAGTCACTACATTTGCCTGATTCTGAAAAGTTTTAATCAGACTTTCTTTTGTCTGGAAATAGTTCTTCGCCTTTGCGTATTCCTGATTATTAGATAAGTCAATGTCATACATATCGGACAAATCTTCTAACGCACGGACGAACGATACATTCTGCATTGCCATATGCAACTCGATGATAGTACCACCAATACATTCCTTGAAGCAGTACCACTTCTTGGAGTTGCAGGAGAAAGTATCTTCGCTTTCCCCGTGATGTATCGGACAACGACAACGATAACCGTTCTTGGTTGCGTGTAAATTAACACCGTGCTGCGTCAGATATTCAGGAATGTCACTACGCATAATAATGCTTTCTTCCAACTTCATTGCCATAATCTTCGACCTCCAGTCATTAGTAATAATCTTTGAATATTTTTATGTTGCCAGTCTTTAATCTTAATAACAACCAATGTGGATTTATCTTTGTAAGTATTCCGAAGTAAGAAGAACTTAAAAACTCCTCTACTTCATCTTTAATGATTCTGTTTCTTTGTGGATTCTTATCACCACGGATATAATCAGCACACGCTTGTACAATAATTGCATTTGCTAAATCTTCGTAGTTTCTCTTCAACAAACTCTCATCAACTACTACTGCCTGTTTTTCTTGTCCTTTTTTTCTATGTCTTATCATCTTTCTTCACTCCTTTTGTGTCTATTATTTCTACATCATTGTTCGCAGCATATGTGTCTGGCATTACCCCAAACCTATATGGAAAAAGTGGGCAACGATAAATGTGACAATCACTTATCTCTTTTCTTCCCCCGCCTGAACATTCAGTGCAGTACTTTCTAATCGCACCTATCGGAGAGTTTTGTTTGGGAATCACCATTTTTACCTTGCTCATTCTAATCACCTAAAATGTCGTCTAACATATCTACGGAAAACTGGTCATACTGTTTGACTTGTTTTGTGTTCTGTCTCCTACGTTCTTGGTCATACAGAACTGCTTTCGGAACTATGTTCCAAATCATCAGACCCTGATGTTCGTTATCTGACAAGTAGTTGTACAGAATACTCAATGTGTTTTCAGGCTGTTTCTTTAAGTAGTTCACACAAGTAAACAACCGTTGTTTGTACGGCATCGTGTTTCCACCACGGTCTTTGGCTATGTACAATCTTGCCAAGTAATAGCACTTCTTGGAACTATCTAACGACACAAACTCTTTCTTGTCTTTGTACTGAAACCCCATACTAATCACTCCTTTTTGGCTCATTTGTTGTTTGTTATTGACTTGTTTTGTGTTCTCATCTTACGATTTGATTATACCACGGAACACAAAAGGAGTCAACCTATCTAACGGACAAGTCTGTTAGATATCACCACGGAGTGGAAATTGAATAGCCGAAAGTGGGAATGACATCTTTATTCCGCGGTGGAAAGATTTTTATTTCCGTAGTCCTGATTTACTACGTGCGTCAGCACGTATCGAGGTTGCGAAGCAACCGAGATATATATATAATATAATTATTTATTATTAATTATTTATTTATATCCTACTTCGTAGGATACCACTACGTGGTATATATATATTATATATTTATTTTTGTTTCTCTTCTTTGCTTCTTTCTTCTCTTTACGTTAACCATTCACAAGGACACAGTTAACCAAGACCATCGTTAACCGATGACCTGAAAAAGAAGCAGTATAAAATTCTATTCTGTTTAAGTTGCAACTTTTTATTCGCGAAAAATTTTGGCTCGGGCGTCAGGACTCGAACCTGAACGTGTGGTTTTAGAGACCACTGTCCTACCTTTAGACCACACCCGAATTTGGTCTCCCCGACAGGAGTCGAACCTGTAACTACGGATTAGAAGTCCATTGTTTTATCCATTAGACTACGGAGAGAAAATTGGCTTCCACAGTAGGACTTGAACCTACAACCTCCGCTTTCGTAGAGCGGTACTCTATCCGTTGAGTTATGTGGAAATATTTGGTTGCAGGTGACGGAATCGAACCGCCTTTAACGAGGTTATGAGCCTCGTAAGATACCTCACCTTCCACCTGCTATGTTGGTCTATGTAGCAGGACTTGAACCTGCGACCTCTTGCTCCCAAGGCAAGCGTTCTACCAAACTGAACTATACATAGAGGTTGGCTTCAGGGGCAGGACTCGAACCTACATCAGAAGTTCCAAAGACTCCTGTGCTACCTTTGCACTACCCTGAAATAAAAAATAGGACAGAGTGATTTGGGAAACTCTCACAAAACCCAAGCACTCTATCCTAATTTTTTTAAATCACTTTACGGAGTTCAAAAATTGTTGAGCCTTTTCTGCTAACCACTTCGAACTTCCACTTGCCATTTTCTGAATCTCTTCTGGGCTTTCTTCGTAAACTTGCCGGATAGTTTTACCTGCGTGAGTTCCGTACTTCAAAAGAATACCGCCTACGTCCCCATAAGCCCCACTGTTTGAACTACCCTCTTGTGAACCTCTTGCTGTGTAATTGTTGAATGACGGAGTGTTGTCTGCATCGTCTCGGTCAGGTGATGGAAGGTTGAGTAATTCTTTATAAAAATTTTTCTTACAACCTGTCTCCGCTTTGTTCGTCCCCTTGTCCATCGTGTCAGCACCAGAACCTTCAACGGACATTATGATGTAGTCACCAGTCTCAACGTCCATCACGAGATACTGTTTGCTTTCCTCTGTCAAGAGAACATACCTTGGCTCTCCATCTTTACCTTTACCCACCATAAAAGTTTCTGTATTGCTCTCCGTCTTTACGGGTACGGCAACCAGACCAAGTTCTTGCATATGAGGTCTAATTGTCGTAGTCAATGTCCTCTCGGACAGGTAATTATAGTGCATACCAGCACTGTTCATTTTTTTGGACTCAACTTCTGCAACAAGATTTCTTAACTGGTAAATCTTTTGCATGACTTTGATTCCATGATATTCGCTGCTGACAAAACTATCAGAACGAACATCAGAATTCTACAATCCCATAGAACCACTCCTTTCTTTGCATTGAACATTTCGTGTTAAGACCTGACACATTCTCTCTGTGTCCAAGTGTATTTTAGCACATTTCACGTTACGCCGTCAATATATGAAACGGACTTGTCCGTCAGAGTTCACAATTTATGACACAATTTATTCCAGCGAGTTTTGTTCAAAAAATTATATTTTTGGACGGAGAAGTGCAGGTCAAGTTACGATTTTTATTTAATTTTTTATAATAAGTTATCAAAAATTTTCGACCGATTTTTGATTAATGCTCACTTACATGTTTCTATCAGAAACATAATTTCGGCGACCCTGTCCAAAAAATTTTTTTGTATTTTTTGGAGCGTTTCCAGAAACGATGTGCCACTCCGTGGACGGTTTCACCGTTAGCCCTGCGGGAACAAAAATCTCACAAAAATAAAAAAAGAAGCCACGGAGTTTTAGTCCGTGACCTCTGTTTAGGTTCTATTCAACTGGTTCTGTTTTTACGTCACTCACAATCTGTTTCTTTAATCTCTCGTACTCTTCTCTTGCTCCGTTTAGTTTATATTCCGCATACGCCATCTTTAAGTACGGAATAGATTTTTTGTCTTTGACGAAGTTGATAATCTCAACAGGAGTTCTCTCAACGACATCGTTAACCTCATTATCTTTCTGGAGTATTCTGTCAAGAATGTCCTCGCCAGTGTAACCAAGAGTGGTTAGAACTGCTTCGATAGTGTCGTCCGTGTTGTTCAGGAAGAACTGTCTGTTCTCTCCTGTATAGAACGCCCGTAAGATTTTGCTGCGGGTCACACCTTCGAACCCTTTCTCGTTACACATCTCCGCCAACTCTCTGGAACTCAATTCTTTTTCTTCCATCAGAGTTTTAATTTCCGTTACGATTCTTAATAGCAGTCGTCTCGTTACCACAATGTCATCCCCTTTCATGTTTCTATTTTAACATAAATCGAACCACAAGTCAACTCTTTTTTAACATAAATCAAACCATGAGTTAACTCTTTTTTATTTTCGTAGCACGATTTGATACAAAGTTTCCGATGACGTTTGCCTTGTGATGAGACGCTGATAAATCTGTTGCGGTTAGATTCACATACACCATTGTCATACTTGGTTTACTGTGTCCCATAATCCTTTGGAGTGTGAATGCGTCACCACCATTTCGAATATATGTCGTGGCAAAGATATGACGGAAATCATACGGAGTTAAATCTATTCCAGTCTTCAATGCAATCTTATGAATGTTATGTCGCAATGCTGTCGTATTTAATTTCTCTCCTTCCGAAGTACAAAATAGAAATTCATTTTTCCATTCTGTTATTTCGTAAGAGTGTAACTGTTTAATCTTTTTCAGTATGACATCGGAGACAGGAACGGTTCTTGCCACCCTTGTCTTTGTAATCTCGCCACGGAGATGAACTTGTCCCATCACATAGTTCACATCATTTTTTAGGAGACCACAGACCTCCGATGGACGTATGCCAGTGTCCAAAATAAAAAGACACATAACATAATCTCTGAACCCAGCGAACGTTGTTTGGTCAATTTCTGACAGGAACCTTTTGATTGTAACTTCATCGTAATTTTTGACATTAAATCCTACTTTTCTGTAACCCCAAGTTTCAAGTGGGTTGTGGAGTATGTGACCAAATGACACGAGCATATCAAAAAATCGTTTATATGTCGAAAGCCTTTTGTTATAATATGCCCCTCCCATAGACGGTGGTAACACCTTCCTCAACTGTTCCTTGTCGGGTATTCCAGAGCAGCCTTCGTGAAGAGCAAGTAAAGCACTGCGATGTGTTCTAATTGTGTTGGCTACTACACCTTTCTGCTTTTGCAACTGCAGGAATTCGTTAATCATTTCCTCTGCATTGTACTCAAATTTCTTGGCGTTGATGTTCCGTAATCTCATTAGGTTCGACTCCTTCCGTCATATATAGACGCAAGTCCGTTCTAATGTGTCCACGGGAAAAGAAAAACCGTGAGCACAAAGCCCACGGTTGACTAATTTGTGGAGCGGAAAACGAGACTCGAACTCGCGACCCCAACCTTGGCTGTCGTTGGTCGTGTCTCTCTCCGTTGGACTTGCGAAAAGAATTATAACATACTCTCAAACTTTATGCAAGTTTTTTCGCAGGAATTAAATCGTAGCAGAAACAACTCTTTCCGTCTTCGTTTAATTTCCCCGTCCTTACTATCCACATACTCTTTTCCTGCACTGTATCCAGTTTGTCCTTGATGTTCGGATTCGGTTTCCAAAAGATACATTCAATCTCTCCACCTTGTTTCTGTCCATACAGTTTCCACATTGGATTTCCTCTGCGGTCTTTGAACGAAGCAACCTTATCAACGAACACCATCACGTTATTATCTCTAATCAACGTTTTATCGTACTGGCCGAAAATATCAATACCACTAAATCCTAATGCTTCTTTCTGCATTTCTCTGATTTTATCTATTGGAGTATTGTAATCGTTCGGTTCAGGCGGTTGAGGAATGGCTCTCAATTTCTTTGTCCACTCTTCTACCAGACGAGGTTTGTTTTGATTACGGTAATGCAGTATCTTATCCCTGCATTCTTTCTCTCGTTTCATTCTTGTTTTCATTGCGTCAACATAATCTAACGCCCACATCGGGTCTACCCTAAAACATCCACCTTTAACCAGTCCAGTGATAGCAGTTTTCGTCAGTTCAGGGTTCGTTAATATAAACTCTCGAAAACCATTTACATCATCAGAAACTGGCTTGTGGAAGGTACTTTTTCCTACTCCACGCACATAACTTAACCCTGCTACGATACTACTTCCTTTGATACTCCATTTATATTCACTTTCAAGAATATTAGGACATACAACACGGAATCTTTTCTTTGCTTCTGCCAAGTACTCAATAGATTTTTCTTGGTCGATATCAGAGTTCAGTAATGCACAGTAGAATTCCAATGGGAAGTGTGCCTTTAAGTAAGCAGTCTGATAAGCAGTATAAGCATACGCTGCTGCATGGGATTTGTTGAACAGATAACCAGACCATTCTTCCAAGTTATCAAGGAGAGTTCTGATTTGTTCCTTGTTAAACCCTACTTTATTTTCTCTTGTTGACAGTTCATCAACCAGTTTATCCATCAGTTCCTTGTCCTTACGACCGATGGCACGGCGAACCATATCGGCTTCACCTAATGACATACCCCATACAATCTGACACAAGGACATTACCTGTTCCTGATAGATTACTGTATCGTATGTATCTTTTAATGCAGATTCTAATTCAGGTGTTTCTGCATTAACTTTTCCTTTTTTTATGTAGATATTCCTGTTCTTGATAAACTTATCGGTCATACCAGACTGAAGCGGACCCGGTCTGCCTAACGCCATAATAGCGATTATATCCGCAAGACAGTTAGGTTTAATCAGTTTCGTAATGGAACTTGCTGCTCCACCATCTAACTGGAATATACCGCATTTGTTTCCTGCATTCAGTAATGCGTATGTCTTCTCATCTTCAGGAAGATTAGACATATCAGGAACTCTGTCAGCAGGAATAGTGTTTAACACTTCTTCGATAATATCTAATGTCTCTAAACCGAGAATATCTAACTTCAATAACCCCATCGCCTCTAAATCGTGGAAGTCATAATTCAGGTTATACTGGACTTCCTTTGTACCGCTGAATCGTTCCAATGCACAGAAATCAAACGGGTCGGTAGTCATAACAACCACCGCAGAAGCATGAGTTCCATAGTTCTGTATCTTACCGTTGAACTCTTTGACAGTGTTGATGAACTCTGTCTTTCTGTTCTGTGAGAAGTTACAAATTAAATCAATGTCATTCATTTCCAAGTTGTCGGTAGTTTCCATTTTGGAAAGTGTATCCTTTACAGATGGAGAAAGATTGAATGCGTCACACGCCCTGCGTATAGAGCCTTTATCTCTCATTTTCCCAAAGGTTACCACTTGGTACACATTACCATAGGTCTTCTTTAAGTATTCGATGACGTCTTTTCTTCTGCTTCGGGGAATATCTGTATCGATATCAGGAGGGGTAACGCGTTCGGTATGGGCAAATCGTTCGAATATAAGACCGTTCTTAATCGGGTCAATCCCCGTAATTCCCATGAGATAAGCCACATCACAACCTACAACACTACCACGCCCAACACCAGTACGGATATTATTCCGCTTACAATAGTTGAGCATATCTGAAACAATGAGGAAATAGTCATAATACCCTACCTTTCCTAATACATCTAACTCATGTCGAACCTGTTCTATATGTTTGTTGTCCTTGCTCAAACCCTTTTCTTTCATTCCGTTCCATACTCTCATACGGATTTCGTCTTTGGGAGAAGAGTAAGGACTTTTCGGATAATGGTTTTCGCCATACTTCATTTCAAACACACAGCGTTCTGCTACCTTTACTGTATTGGCAATCGCCTTGTCTACCACATCAGCAGGAAGATAAGATAATGCTTCTCTTACTTCCTCTTCCGTGTGTAAGTAGTAATCGTCCTGTACTTCATAAGGATGTACTTCCTTACCAGTCTTGTCTTTCCATCTCATCTCGTTGGGATAGTACTGAATATCGGGATTGTCTTCATACAGATACCCAGTCCATTTCCTCTGATAGACACCGTCTTCTTTATATGTGTAATGGGAATCCGTTGCAGCATAGTATTCTACACCATACTTTTCAGCCATTGCCAGCCATTCAAGATTTGCTTTCTTCTGCTTCGGCATCTGGTTCGTATGGATTTCGATATACAGTCTGTCGCCAAAGATAGACTGCAGTTCAGGTATCTTGTCCTGACACCCTGCAATACATGCAGTGGTGCAGATAAGACCCTCGTTATACTGTTTCAGTAAATCTAAATCAATACGAGGTTTGAAGTAGTAGTTATCAGCAGAGTGTGCCTTTGTTGTAAGAATGTTCAAGTTCCTATACCCCTTGGCGTTCATTGCCAACAGGAGAATATGTTGCGACAACTTATCTTTGATTGTCACATCGGGAACAAGATAATGTTCACACCCTGCGATAAACTTGATACCGTATTTCTTTGCAAAACGGAACCCCTCACCGCAGCCACTCATCGTACCGTGGTCTGTTAATGCAACGGCAGACTGATTATGGCTTGAAACAAATTTGAAAATATCTTCCACAGACTGAAACCCATCGTGTAATGAATGGTCGCTATGGTTGTGCAATGATACAAACATTATTCATCATCCTTTCTTTGTGGTACTAATTTGATAGCAACTACCTGTGCTGTAATATTATTTTTATTCCATCCCTTATTAATTGTGTCGCAACGAATTTCTGCATAGTTACTCGTTTTAAAAAGTTTTGCATAGCGGAGGTGTGGTAAATACCACCACCCCCCGCCTTCAGAAAGATATCCCGCAAACTTCTTATCTTTCTCTATGCGTATAGCGTACATAATATCGCCATTTTTATCTTCCCGAAAACCCTTGCTGTTTTTTATATCCAAAGTGTCAAAAACATCATCTATTACAGACTTCATTACTGCCTTCCTCTCTGTAATTACACTCCAAAGAAATACATTCCGATACGATATACCGCGTAAAGTGCAAGAGCAATGACACCATACTTCAAAATCAGTAATGGTAATGCAATCAAACAACTTCCTATTAACCCAGCAACAATAGCAATAAAAGTAAGAACTTTCACGATTAACTGTTCCAGAAACTTATTCATTTCCGTGCTCCTTTCTTAATCTCCGCTCTTGTAGTTTTCCATATACCACCGTGCCTTGCCACGGATAACGTCTAACAAATTGTACAGGTTCTTGCCCGGGCATGCGGTCGCCATCAGGTCTCTATGACCTACGATATCTGTTGCTGGGTCTAATCCGAACGTGTCGCATAACCAACCTAACAGATAAGCCAGTGACTCAATCTAATACTGTGTTGGTTCTGCTTCCTCGAAATTGCCACAGACGTGAACTCCGATAGAATGGGAGTTCTCACCATAGGCGTGAGCACCTACCGCCCAAACAGGTCTGCCTTCCTCTACTTGTCCATTCTTTCTAATTACGAAGTGGTAACCGATACCACTCCAACCCTAATTCAGATGAGACTAATGAATATCCTCTGCGGACAGGTCGTCATCTGTTGGGTTACCAGTGTGATGGACTACAATTAAATCTGTTCTGTCTCTTTCGGTTAAGGACGTAAAGTCCAAACCGTAGTCTTTAATATCTGGGTCACGCATTTAAATCACCTCAATCGTAGATAACATCGTCTGTCTTAAACCACCGAGTACACGAACTTCCCTTGACGAACTCATTCAGTTCTTCAGGTGTCATATACCCTTCGTGACGCTTTCCTTCTACGTGCTGATGTCCTTTTTTGTTCTTCATAATGATAAGAGTAGGAACGTGGTCAACGTTGTACTTGTCGTATTCATCACTTTCCATATACTCTAATCCTACTTTTTTCAGACTATCTTTTAATCCCTTGCACTGCGGACAGGAAGGTAACGTAAAAAGAAGTAAGTAATCAAAATCAACTGTCTTCATAACACATAATCTCCTTTCTTGACATAATTCGTGTTCTCACCGTCACACAGATTATATCATAAACAATCGTTCACGTCAATTTCATGTGACGGACAAGTCCGTTAGAAATTAATTGTAAGTCCGCCACCGATAAATTTATCTCTGCCTTCTCTTGGTTTTGGTACACCATACACTCCGATAGATACGTTCTTGTTGAAGTTATATCTTCCACCTACCACGAGACCGTGATTACTGTATCCCAAATCTAAACCGAACTTCGGCTGTTTAGGAACTAATGCGGAAGCGTCTATCTTGAATGTGTACCCTTGCTCTACTTCCAGTTTTCCATTCTCGAATTTATGCTTCTCTTCTGGAAGTTTTTCAAATTCGTATTTCTTTCCGTTTACGGAAACCGTTGGGTTGTTGGTTTTAATATTTACATCAGCATCGGAGTTGCTTGCTTTTTGCAAGTACCTGACTTCTGTCTTGGTTTCCCCCGCCACTTCTACTACTTTTGTTTCCGTTTTAACCTCTGTTTTTACTACCACTTTTTCTGGCATAAGTTTGTAGCCAACGCAGACACCTACGGTAAAGACTACGATAAAAGGAATAAGTTTAAATATATAGTTCAACCATTTATTTTCACTCATCACCATATTCAATATCACCACCAATAAAGTTTCTACCAGCATTCTTACACGCCACAAATACGGAATAACCGCCTGCTGCTGGGTCAAGAATATAGTCTCCTTCTTTTGTTGTTGCTTCAATAAGTCTTTGTTGTAATGCAATAGGTTTGCTGTGTGGATGGTCTCTCTATACTTTTTCTGACCACACATCGGGAATCGAATGGTCTGTCCAAGTTACCTTTGCTTTTGTTGGCGTCTTCTATAAAACAAGGAGATATTCTGAAACACGCCTTGTTCGATACCCCATACCCATCTTCTCTTTGTTCCAAGTAATCATATCTACAACCTATAAATCTGTATTATAAATCCAGTTATAGAAGTTCTCTGCATAGTTTGTTAAGTGGAACTTATCTAACCATAAGAATAAATAACCGCTTTTCTTTAATACTCTGTTTATTCCCTCAATAAACGTACGTATTTTTTCTTCATTCATCTAAACCAAAGAACACCTGTCTTTCATTCTATGTTGTCCGTAATGCATTTTATCTAAAACACCACGGTATTGTGGGTCAAAGAATGCTACGGAAATAGTTTCATTGTTAATGTCGTTAAGTAATTTTAAACCGTCCACCTTATTCTTTTTGTTTATAGAATAAGTATTTGATTTTAATAAATCCATTTGCTGTTACCTCATTAAAAAAGAGGTGGCATAAAGCCACCCCCTTATTTTTCTGCCCATTTAGCAATCTTGATTTGCTGTTGGAATATCTTGTCTGCTTTCTCTCTCTTTTCTGTTCCTGATAATTTATTGTTTTGTTTGATTGCTTTCAGGTCTTTCTGGAATTTCAAGAACTTCTTGTATGCGTCCTGATACCGTTTCCATTCTCTCTTCTGTTCTTTGGTCATTTTGCTTTCGTCAGAACTCAATACCTTTAAGTCGTGGTATCTGTCTTGGAAATCGGAGATTGATTTATATACGGTTCTGTTTGTGGCGAATGTACTAAATACAGGGACTTCACTCAATGCACCTATTGCCGAACCAGTGCTATCGGATTTGTCGTAACCACGAGCCATTCTTTCGTTGAAGTTTTCGGGGTCGTACGCCTTATACCCAAGGTCAAACAACCCTTTTGCGTATTTTGCCATATTGGAAACCTGCATTCTTAATGCCCAGTCAATTTGTTTTGCTCCAATATTCACCCCAAGAATGTCATATAATGCTTCGCTCGTGTTCTTTGCAAGGTTAGAAGTTGAAATATCTGCCTACAAATAACCAAGTTTATCAGCCATATATTCTGGAGTTATTGGTTGTTTTCTAAATGTGTCGTAGTTACCCCAGTAACCGATTGCCATATCCAACAGAGTCGGACTGCATTTTTCCACAGTAAAGTTTTTGATGATATTCCAACAGAAATCTGTCGGTTCAAACTTACCTTTTAACGCTTGGTCAATGCCATGTTCTACAGTATATCCTATCAGTCTTCCGAATACTTGGTCTCTCGGAATACGGAATCCGTTTGGTAATATCCAGAAACTTTCTTTCTCCCATTCTGGTGCTTCGTCGTAGTCGTCGTCACCTTGACCTGCGAAAGCCAAACCAATTGCGGTTGCTGTCATTATAGCAACTTTAACCCGCATTTCTTGTTTCAGTAATTCGTTAGGTTTATTATGTCCGTCAATCCCTTTGGTCGCCAATTCAATAGCATTGCACATTTTATAGATACCCTGCATACTTGCATTGAAGAAAGGAACATAACGGTTAATCACTTTACCCCAAGAACCGTGTTGTTCAAAGTTCAAGGTAATGTCTTTTGCTGCGTGTGCGGCGTCAATTTTACTTCCTTTTGCGTCTTTGAGTTTTGCATTCCAGTTAAGCAGACCGCCTCTCTTTATTCTATCCATAGTTCCGTTATAACCCATCTTTGCATTTCTATATTCAGCAATACGAGTTCCTTGTTCAAACATATCGTTCAACTTTTTATTACTCTTATATACACCAACGAACGGAGATAAGATTATTTTTCCGCCAGCCGCAAAACGCTTACCGTTTTTCTCTGTTACTGTCATCATTCTTCCTAATGCGTCTACCCTTTGTTGTTTGGTCTTTCCTGCGTCTTGGAAAATTCTCCATTGTTTTTGTACGAATTCTTTTGTGTTTGTTATCGGGTTATATTTTTCGTCGATTACGTCACCGACTCTAACGATATCACTGCCATTGTCGCGGTTCAGTGTTCCGTATTCTCCTACAACATCAGCATATTCCTGTGCCCATTCGGAGTTGGTTGCGAACTGATACATACCCCATACAGAGTCAATGAACGGAATAAATCCGTGTTCGGAAGTAAGGAACGCTTCAAACGTATCACGAACAACGTTTCTCAAACCGAAGTCTGGGGTTGATGTTGCAGTCGCTCTTACCAACGCCGCAGGTTTATGACCTACTGTGTCAAGAAGTTTACCGATAGTTCCCCACTGTTGACTGTCCATAGAGTGTAATGCCAAGAAGATATCTCTATCCGATACCTGATAAAATTCTTTTACGCCATTATTGTATACATAGATAATCTGGTCTTTGTTTTCTGGTTGTGTGATGAACTTTTCATTTTCTTCTTTGATTTTTACTTTTCTGATAATACCCTGTGCCCGTGCAACTCTATCTCCATTCGCAAGTACTTCTTCTTTGTTTGCAATTTCTTTAATAAATGTCGTTGCTGCTTTGTTCTTTGCTGCGATAGAATAATAAATTGCTGTCCGTTTCTGCATTTCGCCTAACGGGTTTTTTACTTCACGAATACTACTTCCGATTTTTCTCATAGGATTCTTTGTATCTACAAGTCCGCTTGCACGGTACATACTTGTCAGACCACAATCTTCATCGTCCATTACTTTAGATAACGGTACGAAGTTCGGGTCATTCGCTACGAGTTGGTCATATCCTTTTTGTGTGATAATGCCACTGTCAAGTAATGTTGCCTACAATAATGCGTGGTTATATTCTACGAACGCCTTGCGATTATCTTCAAAGAGTTTTGCTATCTTCTTATCTTTCTTGACATTATCTATTATTTCTTGTGCTTCTTCTGGTGTCATCTTTTGTTTGATTTCTTTTATAACTTCTTTTATATCGTACAGAGTATTACCGTATTGGTCTCTTATCAGTTCTCCCTACTCATCAGTTTTTGCAACCCTCAAACGTTCTACGTGATGTTGCAAATCTAAAACACGGAACGCAATGCAGTAGTCGTTAAATGACTTCTGGTTATCTTCACCAATATCTCTGATAATTTGGTTCAACCCTTTGGTACGGACAATCTTTCCTTCTTTGTTTCTGTATCTAATACCGTTTTCCATTGCTGTATTTGCGGTCTTGGACTGGTCTGCAAGGACTACCAATTTATCGTACGCTTTTTGAACACCAAGTTTACTTGCTAACTGATACAGAGCATATCTATCGTTAATAAATTTTGTTATAATTTGCTTCTTGAACCAATCATACCATTCACGGAGTTTAGTCTTTTCCTTATCTGCTCTCTCGATACCGTTTATTCCAGAATAGTTCCATACTCTTGTATGATGTTCTTTCGGGTTCTTTCTAACAAACGTAATGGAATCATCAGATTTATCTTTTGTTTCTGTCCAAATATCTTTATCGCTTCTGAAGTATTCAATCATTCTTGCGTTTGTTGGATTGTCCTATGCCGCCTTATCGAATGATACGGAGTATACATTCTTATGTCTGTAAGCGATTTCGTTATTCTTTCTCGCCCACATCTTATCTACATTTTCTTGGTTCTTTCTTCCAGCAGCGTTTGCCTTTTTCTCTTTGTATGTAAGGTCATCCTTCTTCTTCTTCTTTGTTTGATTATCTTCTGTTGCCTACTGGAATCTGTATTCGTTTTTCTATCCAAGTTTAACAGCAACGTGTCTTGGAGAAGAAATGATAGGTGGAAGATTTTGTTTGTTATGCAGGTATCTTGTCTGTGTGTCTTTTGCTGCGATTTCAGAAGACTGTTGAGTATACAGGTCTTGTGCGACAGTTTTCATATTCCAGTCTTGAGATTTCAGGAAGGCGTCTTTCATATTGTCGATTATTTCTTGTTGTTTATCTGTTTTAGAATTATAGAAGTCGTTATACGATATGAACTAATCCGCATTTTTGAAAAGTTTTTCTATATACTCTTTTGTAACTCTTGCGTGATTATCTTTGGCGAGTTGTTTGTTTAAGTCTGTTATATTGTCCTGTATATATTTCTTAAATATTGATGGATTTTCTAACACAGCCTAATCGGTAACCATCTATTCTCCCATCGAGGCGTACACGTCACTGAAGTTTCCTTCAATTTCTTGTACTGCGTGCTGAACTTCGTGCAATACTACACTTGCGAAAAATCTTTGAGTTGTCTCTGATTCTTTTTGTTTTTCTTCTTCGGACAGGTTATTAAATTCTTCTTTTGTATAATATCTTGTAACATTGCCATCTTTTACTTCTTTTATTCTTGGACGATTTTCTCCGTTGAAGTAGTCCAGATTCATTGTTATTGTGTTAGTCCCTGCTGTATACACTCCCATTGCGGTATCTAACCCCAAGTGTTTAAATTCGACTTTATATTTTTTCAATTGAGGATAGTCCTTGAAAAGGTCATTGTGAGAAAGGAGTTGTTCAAGACTCATAGTTTTTGTATCATTAAAACCAATATCTTCTACGTTAATATTTAATTTGGCGTCAGTATCATCTATGGTGAATACCATTTCTCCGAAATGATTTACGTATATTCCTTTGGAGTAGTCTGTTTTAATTCCAAGTTTATCTCCCTGAATTTTTTCGTTCCACCATGTTGCGGTAATAGTATCATTAATCTTTACAAAATCGTTGAACGCCTAATCGTTCTTTACATTAAGAGTTATGTCGTTTAAATCAATGTTCCATAAATTATTTTTCTTTATATCGTTTTTAAGTCTCTGTAATTGTTTTCTCTTATGCAACGCCCATTTGATTCTGTCATCTGACATTCTTAATCTTCTTCCGATTTTAATGAACAAGTTATTATATTTGTTTTCCATTTTAGCAGCGAACACTTTATCTTTGAACGGAGAGTTTACCGCTTCATTGCCTGCTTCCATAAAACGAATAAGAAAACCTCTTCCTTTAACAAAATCTTTATACGCGTCATAAGTTTTCCCATCCATAATTTGTGCTGCGGAAGTCAGCGGAAGGTGGTCGTCCAAGTTCTTTGCAAATCTTTCTTGTGTATCATACGCTTCAATTTCTTTGAGGCTTGAATAATAAATACTGTAATTATTCATGTATTTATTGAGTAAATTTTTAAGGCTCTTTTCTGCTTCTGAAGGTTTCTTGTTGTTTAATAATTCATAGATGTCTTTAACGCTCTTCAATTTGTTTCTTGCCAAATCAATATCCTGTTTCGTTCCTGTATTTTTAACAAACTTAAATACATCTTTCAGGTTTGCGTGTAAAACTAAAGAAACAACCTTATTGGAAGAATTATATTCAAGTTCAATATCTTGTATTGCGTGTTGTGTTTCGTGCAAAAGAAATGGAAGCATCTCATCTATCGCTTCTTTTATTCCGTTGATTGCCTTTTCGTAGTCCTCTTCTGTTTTAAGATTTTCCTCATCAATATTGATGTTAAAGTCTTCAGAGTTTACGACAATCTGTTTGTTGTTTGGGTCGTAAGCAGCGGTGAAACCAAGGTCATCTACTGTAATTCCCTTAATAAGTCCATCAGTTACCATGTCCTTATCAAAGAAACGAACATCAAGGTTTTTGAGTTTAGGAAAATGGTCAAGAACTTCTTTGTGAGATAATATATCTCCAAGTTTATAAGAAAGACCACTCAATCTTCCTTTCCTCAAAATATCAGAAACAATTTTGTCAGAATTAAGTTTCGCATTCCTGTCGGAAATTTCTCGTTTCCAAGTTCCGTCTGGACTCTTATAATAATTCTTTCCGTAGAACAGTTTGTCATTCTTATCTTTTCTTCTTTTCCAGAGTTTTTCATTAACCTGATGGTTTAACTTTGCAAACGCCTTAATCTATTTTCCGTACATCTATTCGTCTTTCGGGTTTAAATACAATTGGAAATTGCTATCAGAATTTATTCCGTTCACTACTTTCTCAATAATTCTTGGAGCGGCAAGGATACTTTTAATTTCTTCATTGGAATATCCGAGTTTTCTACCAATCTTAAAGAACTCGTCGTTATAAGACTTATTCAGTTCTCTAATTGTATCTTTGTCATGTTCGGTCGCTTTCATGTAACGGACACCAGTATCAATGAAACCTCCTTCAGCACGATTATTCATTGCTTCTTCTACGTCCATATCTTCATAGTAATATGGCTCAATTACGTATTTCATAATGTTATCAATATCAGAATTAATTTTTTCTTCCGATTCTACGTTTTTGAGGTTCAGTTTTGAGTTGTGTTCTCCTTTAAGGTCAAGGAGTTTCGACCCTAATTTAGATATATATGCGAGATTATGTGGATGTTTTAATCCTTTAATTTCCGTATTTATTTTTCTAATTAAAGGAAGAACGTACTGTGGTTTTTCTTCGTTGACAATTTCCATAAACAAGTTTTGATATTCTTCTTGTGTATCGTAAATTTTATCCATTCTATCAATATCTTTATCTGATAAATGTTTAATGTTGTCAAATTCTTGAAGTTCTTTTACATCGTTGAATTCTCCATTCCACACATTGTCAACGTCTGCAACTCCCTACTCTTTCCATTCTTCTGCGTGTTTTCTAATTTTATTTTCTTCCTCTTTTGAAAACGACTTTTTTTCTTTCTTTTTCTTTGCTATGTAGTTTTCTATATAAGAGTCTGTTTTTTTCTTAATAAAGTTTAATACGCCTTTAGTTGTATCAAGTTCGCCTTTTCTCTTTGCGTCAGCAACAGCCCCTCTTACCCTTGTTTCTTTTCTCTTCTTATCTGTTTGTTGTGCGGTAGTCTATTTATTATTCTGGTTGGTTTGCTGTGGCTTTGGTTTCTGACCCTGTTTCTTGAGAGCGTCATCTCTGTAATTAAGAAGTTCTGAATATCCGCCGTACCATAAATCTTTTCCGTCCCAGAAATTATATTTACCTAATTCATTTTTAAGTTCTTCTGTTTCCTGTTCAGAAAGTTCATCAAGGTCTCTAATATATTTCTCGCCATTTTCGTTTTCGCCTAAACGAACTGCGGTATCGTGGTCTTGAATTTCCACTACGTCATCAGCGGTATTTAAAACCTAATTAGAGAAGTTTTGTCCGTAAACTCCGTTCCTTAAATTTTTATGGAACTCCGACAAATCTTTTGTGTCTACTGCCAACGAATATACATACGGTTGTTCTTCTAACAAGAATTTATTTTTTGGGTCTGATTTATCCATATAATATTCGTTAAACTTTAATCTTGCCACGGGAACAAACCCTGCTCTTGCATAAAGACGAACCAAAGGCAATCCATAGCAATCACCTTTTACAGCACCTAACTCACGTGCCAAAATAGTCATATCTTCAGAGATACCTTTTACCTTTAAGTTCGGGTCTTTAAACACTCCCTTAAAGTCTCCATCTTTAATATAGAAACCTGCTTGTCCGCTATTATGCAAAATAATAACCGCACCATTCAAATCCTCAACACTTGGAGCGTCAACTGCAGCCCCGTGTTCGTTGTTTTCCTGTGCGGTCTTAATTGATTTTATAAAGTTTTCTTTTTGGTTCTTTCCTTTGGATACATCAAACCAGTCGTTTAACTTTGTAGAAAGTTTTAATTTATCAAAAATTCCACTAAAGGTTTTGCTTACCCTTCTATCCAACCTAATGTTGTTTTCATCAGATTCCAACTTGACTTGTCTTTCTGGCTGTTGTACTGTCCTTTTATCATTTCCATTGCCAGTTTGTTGTCCTTGTACTTCTCCAGAAGTTCTTCGAATATCTTCTGTTCCTCTTGATTTTTCGGTTTCGCCATTTTCGTTTCCTCCTCTATCTTGGTTATTTGCTTCGTTCGTGTTTTCAATATTACCACTTCTCGTTTCGTTTGTCTCGTCGTTTTGGACTTGTCCGAAATCAGCAAACATATCCACTTGTCTTGGCGTTGTAGTCAACTCTTCTTCTTGTTGTGTTTGTTGTTGTGGGGTTTCTTTTGATTCTTGTTTTACAGGTTCTTTTTGTTTTGTTTGTTTCTCTTGTTTCTGTGCTTTTGGCTTTTCTGATTTAACTGCTTCCTGTGGTTCTTCAAGAGCGGCGAACATATCAACCTGTCTTGGGGAAACTTTTTCTCTTGCCTCTTTAGCAAGTTCTACCAACGGAGTTTTCTCTTTAAAGTTTCCTTTCAGGTCTGCTTGGTTCGGGTTACCCTGTTTAATTACGCCATTTGCATATTCTTTAAGATACTCTGTTATCTGTTTAGCAGACCGTTTCATCGCTTCAAGATTTTCCAAATGTTCATGTTCTTCAGGGGAAACTTCCTCTTTTGCAAATAACGCTGTATCGTTTTCTGCCAAGAACTGTGTAATTGTTTCTCCAAGGCGTTTAAGTCTATTAAACCGTTTCACTGCGTCAACAAGTTCTTTTGTAAAGTTATCGTAATTATACGCAAGACCTTGTTCCATTTTTGCCTATACTGAACAAATTACAGGAGCGGCATTTATCATTGCTGTTAATACATTCTTTGCGTCATCTTCGTTAATTTCCGCCATAGACACAAGTAAACTATCATCACCGTATGCTCTTGCGAACAATGCACGTTTAATAAGTTCGATACCATCTTTGGTTACCTTACCATTCCTTGTGTCTCCTTCTTCTCCTGTTCCTGCAGACAAGAACTCGCCAAGGCGTTCAGGATTGTTTCTGGTAATATCTTCAATTGCGTTAATTACGAAATTGTGGTTAGCATTGCTTTCATACGGGTTAACTACATCTGGATTAAATTTATTTAATGTGCTATTTGTAATTCTCTTACCGTCTACCTTTGCCTGTTCCGCTGCACCTAACACAGCCCCGCCAGCAAAGGATTCAGAAACGCTCTATGCGTCTGCTTCGTTTTCCAGAATACGAACTAATACTGGTTTTTGAACTTTATTTAAGTCTTGCGGTTTCAGTCCAAATTCAGCAGCGTTTTCTTTTAAGTATGCCTGATACTTCTTTTTGTTATCCGCCAATCTCTTGTCGTTATAAACTTCTGTAATGGACAAGGTTCTCGCATTACCGTTAATAACAACACCGTTTCCTAATACCACGGGAGCACCAGAATTTACTTTATTGTCCGCAGCCAGAAGTTTTGGAATCATTTCTGTAGAAATTCTCCGTACCTGTGTTTCGGAGACAACGCTGTTTCTATTTCTTGGCTGATACTGTCTCGGGTATTTTGGATTAGTAATAAATCTTCCGTTATCGTTTATGGTTGACGCAACGATGTCATTTAAGTCCATAATAGCGTAAGTAACATTAACTTCTTTATTTGCGTCTGTATAAGCAGAAACTTTCTTTCCAAGAATTGCCTTTGCTTTTTCTTTTGTTTCTTCTACTTCTTCTTGTGGCTGTTCTTCTTGTATTTCTTCATATTGTGGTTCTTCCTGTTGTTTAGGTTGTTCTTGTTGTACTGACTGTTCTTTTTGTACTGGTTGTTCTTGTGGCTGTTGTTTCGGTTGTTGCAATACCTAATCTTCTTTTGCATTAGTCTCTGCAATAATTCTTTCTTTCTATTCATTAGGCAGTCTATCCCAGTGTCTCTTTGCTCTTTCGTCTCCGTTGAGAACTCTATTATAAAGTTGTTTTGCAATTCTATCTGGAATTTGTGCCCAAGAAGACTGCGTCTGTGCTGCTTGTTTTTCTGGCTATGTTTGCTCTTGGGGTTTGGTCTCTTCTTTAGTTTCTTGTTTAGGTTGTTCCTTCTAAACGGTAGGTTGTTGTTGGTTATTTTGTCTTGCCATCTCTCCAAGAATATTATTAAAGATTTCGTTCCCACGTTCCTCTTCTGTTGATGGAATATAGTTTTCTTCTTGTTGTGGTATTTGTGGTTGTTGTTGTGGTTGTGCTTCTTTAGGTTGTTCTCCGCTGATAATTCTTCTCATTAATTCACTTTCTGCAGTAGGAATATCTCGAACATCTTCATTTACTGGTTCTTGGTTTATCTCCGAATCCCACCCAGTTCTGTCAATTGGGTTTCGTTTCGCAAGTCTGTCTTGTTCTATTCTTTGGAAAATACTCTAATCTGGGTTGATTGGTAAAGGAGTATTTCTGTTTTGGTTCAACAGACCCCTTCTCGTTGCTTCAAACAATAATGCGTTCGCAGTAGCGGGAGTTGTATTTTGGGTCATTCTGCTTATTGTATCCAAGAGTTTTTCATCGGACATATTTTGAACTTGCTATAAAATACTTTGATTTACTTTTCTTGTTGTTCCCCAACTTTGTCCCTGTTGTGGAGTTTCATTAAATTGCTGTCCTTGTTGTGTAGTATCTACTCCAGAAAGATTTGCTCCTTCTTCAGCATACATAGGTTCTTCTTCTACTTGCGGCTGTGGTGCTTGCTCTTCCTGCTACGTTTCTTGTGTTTCTGTAACTTGTGGTTGGCGACTGTTAAGGTTCATATTCTCGAACGTTGCGTTTGCGTTATATCTGATGTCTTTTCCGTTATGTTTAACTTTCTGGTAGTTGTCGCTCTTCAGACGTTCGGAAGTTCCACTGACCATTCCAAGAACCTGACGTAAACTATGACAAATTCTGTTTAAGATTCTTTGAATGATACCTTTTGGTTCAACGCCCTTTGTATAACCTTCGGCATACCACATAGAGAATTCCCATGCGAAGCGTTCTTCAATAGCAACTTGAATACTTCCTCTTACATTAGCAGGTAAATTATTTAAATTGTTAATATCTAAATCTGGATAATTTAATAAGAACCTTACTTCTTCGAAAATGCCTTGAGTACGAATATTCGGGTCTTTAATGGCTGCCATCGCCTTTTCTCTCAAAGTCCCTTCGTAGCCCATACTCGTCAAGATATCTTCTACGAACTGGTTCATTGTTTGAATTGCCCACGAACCAAAGACCTGTCTTTCGGAGTTGTTCATCTGCCAGTATCCGATGTGTCCAATTTCGTGGAGAGCAGTCATTGCGTCTGCTCCAGAATACAGGCGAATGATTGCATTTTTTACGCCTTCTTTTGTAAGTTGTTCAATATCAGGATTTCCTAATGCCCGTCCTTGACTATCTCTAAAACCAAGGTCGTTTAATCCATATGCATTAACCGTTTTGCCAGTCGAATAATCAACAGGTTTTTCTCCGAGATGGAACGCAAGAGCACTTCCTGTATCTCCTAAATTAAAGTTTCCAAGAATGCTTGCAATTTCATATGCGTCCCCTCTACTTAAATATCTTTCTAAATCCGTTCCCTTAACTTCTTTTGCATACCAATCCAAGAACTCTTTTTCATTATGAATAAGAGGAGTATTCTTTTCGGAAATAATCTTTCCATCAAACTTATCTTTATCAGCAACAGCCCCGTCACCTTCAGGAAGTGCTTTTGCCATAAAGCGGTGCCCACCATGTTCTGCTCTATCTCTTTCAATATCTTCCAAGAAAGAAAATGCTTCATCTTCCGTATCTTTAATGGCTGCTGTGTCTCCGTATTTTGCGTTATCGAATATAGAGAACGAGCCACTGTCGTTTTTATCTACTCTGATTTTTCTTCCAGCAATATTAAATGTTACACTATTCTCACTTGGAGTTCCTTCGTCTAACGCAGAGAACCTTGCTCTAAATCTATTTTGCCACGAGGTAGATTGTGCAGGACTTGTAGGTTCTGTTGTTGCCGATTGTTTTATTTTCTATGAGATTGGTGTTCCGTCATCGTTCTTGATAGATTCAATAAACTCAGGACTTCCTTTAATGGTCGTCCCTTCTTTGTTTTGTTCCTTCGCATTGTTCTTTGCTTTTTCAACAACTTCTTGTGCAGCAGTCTATTGTTTTTCCAGAGACGCACGGTTCTAATCAAGGTATTTGTCTAAATCGTAGTTCTTTAAAACGTTTCTTGAAGTTTCTGTAGAATAGTCTCTTCTATTTGTACTTTCTCCAATAAGTTCGTTAATAATATGGTTTGCGTTAACAACTGTTGTTCCTTCGTTTCCGCTCGTTCCAAGTGTGTCGTTCTGAATAGCAAGAGCGTTTCTAACAACGTCTTCTACCGACATATCCTTTGTATCAATGTCATAGATATCTTCTAACCGTTGTTTTATCGTATCAAGTTGTCCAGAATTAATATTTATATCTCCGTTTTCTACACCTTTTGCAATAACAGAAGCAAGTTCTGTTGCCTTACTATCGTGATATCCATTGCCGAGATATTTGCCAGACGAAACAGCACCACCAAGTCCACCAAACAAAGCACCTGTAAGTCCAGCAGTTTTCATGGTTTCAATACCTTCGGGAGAGGTAGCATAATTGTACCATCCACCAAGACTATATTCTGTATCTGGTTGTCCCATTGCTCTTGCAGTCTCACGATTAGCAATATAGTCTTGTGTTACTTCCTGACCTGCTTCGGTTGCTCCCTGAATTGCCATATCAGAAAGAACGCCCGCTGCCTTGCCCAAATATCTATGACCTTTAGAAGCAATTTTAGTTGCAATGGAAGAAGGAATGTCTGGGGTTACATCTCCAATCTTATTAACTGCGTTACCAATACTGGTAATTGCGTCCTTACCACGTTGACCAATAAACTTCTTGCCGAGAGAAGAGTTAATTATCGAATTGCCAACTCTTGCGTTCAAAATAATATCAGCAGCGGTTTCTGGTGCAGTTGTCAGTAATGCCTTATTGAATGTTTCATCCCAAACAGCATTTGCTTTATTGATGTCGCCAGTATTTCTATAAACATCGAGGAACGCTTCGTCTGCAACAGAAGCGGCGTCATAGCCAGCAGAACCAGCAGCACCAAATCCGCCACCGACTTTCCAACCAGCAGCAGCCCCGGGAAGCCCACCTAATGCTCCGCCGATTACTGCACCACCAACGCTTCCACCCAATTGGGTTAACATGCCCTGTGCAGTACCGCCCATCTAATCAAAGCGTTGTAAAACGCTATCATCATTAACAAGATGTTGGTGTGCTTCTGCATATCTGTTTTGATTTTCGCTTAACTGCTTTTCTCTTTCTGCAATTTGTCTTTCTCTTTCGAGCATTTCGTCTTCTGTTGAAATAGCGTTTAATAATGGATTATAAGAATCTTTGATACTTCCTACGAGGTCTCTTGTTCCTGTTACGGTGTTGTAGTTTGCAACATTAGCGTCTAACAGGTCAGATAACTTATCGTATAAAGTTCTGTTCTTACTTTCTGTTGTTGGGGTACTTTCACCCTAACTCCATAAATCCTTATTCATACCTTAAATTTCACCCCCAAAAAATAATCATTATTTGGTGTTATTAAAATATTCTTCCGGTAAAGAATGGTTCGTTGCTTCTTACCTTACTACGAACATTATCCAATTGTTCTCTTAATGCGTCATACAGGGATACTCTATCCGCGTCTGATTCTATTATTCTATTCATGTCAACGTTGTTTTTGTCGAGATATGCCCTTGCCGCCTCATACGAATTTATCTTGTTCTTTTCTGCTTCTGCATATGCTTTTGCTGTTCTTGAATTTTCTCTTGCCTGTTCGCCTTCTTCTCTTGAATTATATGCTTCTGGTAAAATTGCGTTATGCTAAAAAGAACCGATACTATCACCTCGAATTGAAACTTCTCCCCTTCTTGCTCTTTCGTATGCTTGGTTATATGCCTGATTTTGTGCAGCAGCAATTGTTTTCTTTTCCATCTCTTGTCTTCTGTCTACCTCTGGGTTTGATGTATTTAAAACTTCAAGGTTTTCATCAGAAGGAGCACTATCATCAGAACTATTGGTAGACAAAGAGTTAATTATATCGTTTATGTGTTTTATTTTAAATCTTCCTTTTGCGTTTTTGTCGAGGTCTTTGTATTTTCCCTGCAAATATGATTTAAGAATAGACTTCGCTTGGCTTTCAGACATACCGTTTTTAACAAGATACTTATATACAGGATTAAGAGTTCCGATTATATTCATGCCAATTTCTCTGCTTGGTTTAATTTCTTCTGGAGATTTTCCGTCCCCTTCTTGTTTTATAAGGTAGTCTTCCATATCAGAAAGGAGATTTTCTACGTTCATATCAACTTCATAAGGTGCAATAAGGTTACCCTTTTTATCAATAAGTCCTCCAATAGAACCTGTTCCACTTCCTCCTTCGCCATATCTTTGCTATGCTTTCCACGCGTCTAACTTAAGCCTTGCTTCTTCCCTTGCGTCTCTTCTTGCTTCTCTTAATTCTGCCCGTCTTTCTTTTTCCTGTCTTGCAAGTTCTTTAGGTGTCAGTTTTAACGCCCTACCCCGAGAGGTTGTTTTAGTTTGCGGAATTTTGTATCCACTAAACTCAAGGTCTAAATGTCCGCCAGTTGAATTCGGAGACGGGTTCTCATATTCATCAAGAACCTTTATTCCAAGGTTTTCACACTATTTAATAAATTCGTGTCTTGTTTTATCGTCATCTAAACCGTTGCCAGAGACATCAACTTTCCAACCGTTTCCGTGAGAGAATTCTCCGCCTGCGTGAATGTTCCCGTCATTTCCACTGGTTACAATAAGTTGTTTCCCTGTCATCTTTTGGAAGATATCAGAAATATGATTCAACCCCGCAAGAGTGTTTGGTTTTGCGTTAGAAAGGTCAACGCCATCATTATTGCGAATCCAAGACTTCCCTTCAAGGCTTTCGCCAGAATAATCAACACCTTGGTTATTGTTATAAATATCATTATTTCTATAATCGCCGCCACCAATGGCACTTTCCATCCATTCTGGCATATATCCTGCGTCAATCAGAAGTTTATCTTTTGCTAAATCTGCGGCAATTCTCTTCTGGTTTAAATCAAACCCTAAATCAAGTTGTCCTAAATCTGTTGCAAGTTGAATTCTTGCATTTAATTTTTGTTCGTTGGTAGAATTCGGGTTTTCCCATACGCCGATATTATGTCTTATTCTTTCTTGTCTTGCTGCGTTCTCTAATGGTGCTGCGAAAGAACTATATACGAGTAAAGCATTAACTGGACTCATTCCCTCGTCCATTGCTTCCTACATAAAGTTCTGACGAGAAAATCTTCCATCAAGAGCCTTTTCATATGCTGGTAAGTTAGATTCTTGCGGTACTGTAAGACCTAACTGCTAACCGATTACGGGACTAAAACTACCTTCTTCGACAGCCCGTTGTCCCTCATCGCCTGCCGATACCCCAAAAGGGAGAATACCCTACGGAAGTTGGTTATTCTAATTATTCTGTTCGTTCTGATTTTGTGCTTTTAATCCATTCAAAAGACTTGTAAATGTTGGTGTCTGCTATGCACCCATTGTTTTTGTTTGTCCCGTAGGAGAGAACCCACCCTCATACTATTGTCCGTAAGTAAAAGAAGGAAGTTGCGGGGCTTGCTGTTGTGGTTGTTGTACTGGACGATAAACGTCCTGCTATTGTTGTCCATAACTGAAAGAAGGAAGTTGTGCTGCTTGTTGCTGTTGCTCCTGTCCAGTTTGGGCAGGTTGGTCTCCAAGAATTTGTCCCCATGCGTCAGGAACGTTTCTGTTTTGGTCTCTATACTGACTGTATAATTGTTGTCCAAGAGCAGCGTCTTCTTGAGAAACCGCTGGTGCGTTCGGGTTATTTCTTTGTAAAATTTTCTTTGCCATTTCTCCTAACTCTTCCTGATTTCTGCGAATTCTTTCATTATCCTTTCTTGCCCTAATTGCGTTTACGAAAGCGTTGCCTGCATTAAATCCTTCCTGAAGCCCCTGCATAAACGGAGAACTCGTTCTACCAATGTTCATGTTTTGTTGCTGGTTCAGGTTTTGATTCTACAACTATAACATTGCAGACAGCAATGCTTGTGCTTCTGTTTGCTGTGCCAATTATCTCACCTCTAATTATTTTCCAAACCCAGTAAACGCACTTCCAAGACCACCGACAACACTACCAAGAATTGAACCGAAACCACCACTTTCTTTGTTTGTGGTTGAACTTGATTGACTTCCTCTCGAATGGCTCTCTGTGGTTATAGTCGGGTCGCTGCCCATAAGAACTGCATTACCATATGTATTGAGTGCGCTGTTCTGTCCGTTAATCATGTTGTTAAATAAATTACTTTGTGCTAAATATCCCTAAAATAAAGTTTCTTTATCTTTTTGGCTCAACTGTGCATAATTGAGACCAATGTTTGCTAATGTATTGTAGTAATTTCCCATTAATTGATTTGCCTATAATGCGTTTTGTTCTAACTGGTTTTGTCTCTGTAAATACGTTTGTTGGTTTTGTGCATTAATATTAGCAGCATACTATGCCCCTACCTTTGCTGCTGCAGTCTGATGTCCTGTACCGTTCGGCATTCCAGAAAGAATCATATTCTAATTCATTAAGTCTTGTGCAACGCCCCTTTCATACGCCGAAGCCTTATTAGTTGCGTCCACCATATTTTTTGTAAAAATATCGTTATATGCGTTCAATTCTCCAGAGTTCATCTTTTTAAGATTTGACTGGTCTAATCCTCTTGCTAATCCCCACGCATCTTTAAAATACGACGTGTCACCAAGTTCGCCTTTTTCTTTGTACTACGAAAGCATATCGTTCAACGAGTTAATCCCATTCATCATTTGTGGAGCATATCCAGCAACGGTGCTGTAGTTATCTTTTGCCTGATTTAAAAATGTATCGTATGCCTGTCGCATTTGCGGAGAGGAGAATGCTTGCCTTGATTGCGTACCAGTGTTAAATGCTTCCATTTGGGAACTGCTTTCGCTTTTTGTTTTCTTGCTTCCCATTCCTTAAATCACCTCTAATTCACATAAAACCCCGAGAGGTTTGATTTTAAAATCTTTACATTTCCTTCCAATTGCTTTCCATCTATTTGAAACAAAGAATACTTTGTCAACATTATATTTTTGTTTTTGTTCATAAAACCATTTGTGAATAGTATCGCCATCTCCATCTATCCACATTACTGTCATCCATCGTCCAAATATATTGTCCTCTATACAAAAAGAAAAGAGGGAATTATCGTCCATTACTAATTTATTGTGAAGTATTGAAGTGATAATTTCCTCTTCTGTATCTTCCGAACGCTTTTTTAAGTTTTCAACATGCTAAAGTAATGTTTTCATTTAGTCTCCTTGTGTAGCCTGCGATATAGCATTCAACTGTCTTTCCAAGTCTTCTATTTTAGCACCTAATCTATTGATTTCTTTTGCGTGTTTTATGAATTCCTATTTAATTAAGTTTGTGTATCTTTCTTCGCTTTGGCTAACCGTTCTTTGTAAATTAGGAGTTTCCGCTATCATTATCTTTCACCCCTTGTCTGATAGAACAGCGTATAACCGAGAACCTTAAAATATTCATTATTATGCTTTGTGCCGAACATAATCTGGAAATATCTTGCAGATAAATCAACATCTATAAACGGAGGTTCTACTGGTTGTTGTGTGTTGCTATTTCTAAAGTTTAATGTAAATGATGGAGCGTCTTCCCAATTAATCTGTTCTTTTGGTGTTTCAGCATTCCACGACGGTCTTATCTTTACATATAAATCATAATCGCCTTGTGTTTCTACGTGGAACTGAATTCTCATTAATCGTTTAATATGCAACGGGTCTTCCATATGGTGCGTCTTGGAAATAACCCAACCATCATACCCGTCAGGTCTTCCGTCTTGTCCATCATATCGTGAATCTGTATAGTCGCTTAATTTGTATACGTTGCCCTCTTTGTCTCCGACCATAGGAACGAGTTCTTCTTTTCTATACAAGGAATCGTCAATCATCAGTTCTTGTGCTTTAGGACTGTCGTATAAATCGGTAGTATCTGTGTTCCATTCAAGTTCATCAAGCGTAGGGTCTACTTTTGACATTTGTTCTGCTTCCGCTTCGTGTTCTGGTTCTACCGCCCATGTATTTAATTCATCAATAATTAAGTCGTCATTTTCGCAGAAGTCACCAATCGCAGTAACTCCCATATCCCTAACAGACCACGCATGGGTATACGTATTATATGTAATTGCTTTTCTTCGGTTGTTGTCTCTTGTGTCAGTATTATCATAAGCAAAGACAATATCTTTAGAAGTTTCGTTATAATACCCAAGAATTCTGTCAATGGATTTTAAATCGTTAAAGAAGTAGTTTCTTATTGGGTCTCCAATCGGAACAACCGTATTTCCGTCAAACTGATAAATATTATCTTTGCCAACAAAGATGTGAGTGTGCGGTAAAACAATAATTGCGTCTGGGGAAACAAGTCCCGCTTTCGTAGTAATCAATTCCTTTGAGAATACGGTGTCCCCGCCACTATAAGTAATGGCAACGATACCACGCTCTTTATATACCGCAAGAATATCGCCAATCTTTTTAATTGCTACAATCTTACCTTCAATATCGTTTACGTCCACATAACCAGCCATACCAGAACCGTCTTCATTGTTGTGCCATAACCGTGGATTCTACCACTGTGACCATCGTAACCGAGCAGGATACAACTGTCCATCTTCTTCTGTATTTGCAATAAATAAAAAGTCTTTATAGTCCTGAATGCTCTACGCTCTTAATGAAACAGCAGAGTTCCCTTCTGCTTCAAGAGAGCCGCAACCAATCCAATGACAGTACTTTTCTTTTACTGGGTTTGATAAGTCTGGACTCCAATTTGGTTCTGTCGATGAACTTACCCCTTGTTTTATACACCTGTAAATATATCCATTATACCTTCCGTCCGTTGGTCTTACGATATCGCCAACATTATATTGTTTATTTGGTCTCCAATAGTCTGGTTGATAAGTCCCTTCTAACACATTCGCACTTTCTTTCTCTCCGTCCCAAGTATATATATCAGTTCCAAGAGAGCAGAAGAAATATTGATTAAATGCAGTACAAGAAGAAATATAACCAAGTTCTGGAACTTCGTATTCTTCTTCATGTCCTCCTGCTGCTGGAATAAGATTTGAGAACTGTGTATCTTTATTTTTTACGCAGTATACACCGTGAGGTGTATGTATCATATTTAGTGGGTGTCCGTTATTTACTCTAAATAAGTTGATAGCAAGGATAGGGGAACCTTCTTCTATTGTGGCGTGTTTTGTAAAAGCCCTAACTTTTTCTAAATATCCGTCATCAAAACGAACATTGTTTACTTCCGAGAACGAACCGTCTGGAATAAGAGATGATGGTGCGGAAGTAATCAATCCCTTGTTCGCAGGTAAAAATATCTGTTGATAAATTTTAATCACCCCCTATTATATATACGAAATTCGCCTATCTTTTGCTTTGGGAAATAACTCACAATGTTTGCAGTCTGCACATCTGAATATTCCCCTGTCTACCGTTCCTACTACGAACGGGTCTCTGTCTGCGTCACCAAACCTTTTCTTTCTTGGTTTTCTCTCACAGAACGGACAACAATAAATACTTGTATTTGGTGCTACGGTAAGACAACCGCATTTATTTTCTACTTCAAAATTCCCCTGTTCCAGAGCCAGTTTTTCATATTCTTCTAACCGCTCTATACGAGTACTCCCATACCACGGATGAACTCTTCTAAACAGGGCGTGGAGGCGGGGTTTTGAGTTAACTGTTTTACCAAGAAAAATAATGCTTGTTTCTATCAGGTCAAAGTCAGGAAGATGGAATAACTGGTCATACGGTATCTCATAAATAATGGTAACCTCTGCATCCTCGTAGTTTTCAGTTATCCAGATGGCAACCTGAATTACATCAGAAGAAGCAAGAAGCAATCCTTGCTCTATACCAGACCACGGAAAATAAAACTTCCTGACACCAACCTTTAATAAATGAATCAACTCAAACTGATTTTTAATCGGGTTTATTTCTACAGAAAAATCCTTGCCACGAATTGTATAATATGTCGCAACAAACTTATACCACGGTAACTTCTTTAAGTCGTGTTCTATTCCTGTCATACAGAATTCATCGTTAGGAAACAAATTCCATAATTTTGCAAGGCTCTTTCGTGTCAAATTTCTCTATCCACACGGAATAATCTTTACCATATTTTTAACTTTGTTATAGAAATGGTTGCGATAGCATCGTTAACCTAATTCTAAAGAGTGTTTAACGCTGTTTTTGTTGCATATGTTTCGTCAATAACATTACCGTTTCTATCTGCTCTTGCTTTCGGAACAACGTCTGGTAATTTCATTGACATTGATTTCCATTGAGTTCCATCCCAATATTCAAATTCTTCCGTAGTTTCGTTATATCCGAAAGTTCCTGCATTTGGATTTTCTGGTCTTGTAGAAGTTGTCCATACACTAATTTTTAATGCTGAAGAATTTGGATAGTCGGAAATCTCCATCATACAATCTCTCAACCAACTTCTTGTTTCACGTTCGTAATCGTCAATAGAACTTACACGATACGTACCCTTTGGTTTAGTTACGTCTATATTTGGAAACGCCATTTAATCACCCCCGTTACCAAGTTATTTCTTTTACCTCTTCTGCGGTGGTTGCTTCCTCAACTAATGTTTTCTTTTCTCTGTATTTGGTATGCAATAAATTACTACGAACTGCAGCCTGTGCAATAACGCCACGCAAATCATCAGCGGTCATCATTACAGTTTCTCCATCAGCAGTAGTCCAAGAAATCTCTCCGCCTGTTAAATCCAAAGAATAAATAGCAGCGGTAATTCGTTCATAAGAACGCTGGTCAAAATCAAAGTTATGCGTATTATAAAGAACTGGCTCTAACTCTTCTTTATCTCTATGTATTTTTAATTCTGTAATTTTATTCTACTTAATCTCTGATAAAGGAATTACAATTTCAACAACTTCATAATATTCTCCCATATCTTTGATTGTTGCCGCCTGCGAGTCGTTGCACCATTCCGCTGCTTCTGCGTACGCCTGTGCGTCAAAATTCTTTTTATAAAATTTTGTCCCTATCATGGTTTCCTCCTTGAATTACTAATTTTACCCACGACCAATAGCAAGCCACTCTGCGTTTGCGTCTGAATAAGAATCTCCAACCACATTAATTGTTATAGACGTGCCGCTTCTTTCTGATGAAATGTATCCACTTGGAAACTCTCCCGGCTTATCTACATCGTGTCTTATAAAGAAAAAATAACTCTATCCGTTCAAAAACGGTCTATTAAATGTGATTGTGTGTGTATGCGGTTGCTCTATCAATGGACCGGAGCGGTTAAACGTTCCTCTCTATATTAACAAACTTTCCCCATTTAAATTTTGAAAACTGTCTCTTCGGAGGGTTATGTCCGAACCACCCATTGAAAATAAAACAACATTTGGAGCGGGAATAATTGATAACTCTTTTCCATCTAAAGAACTTTTATTGTTGTTATATTGTGTTTCGCTTGAGAAGATATTGACCCTTGTTAAATTTGTTTCTGAAGCCATTTACTTTCCCTCCTGTTTTTTTGCCTTACTCTAATACACCAATAGCCAGCCACTCTGCTTTTTCTCCGCTGGCGTTTTGCGTGTTAATTTTTATATGAGTAGCGCTTCTATCAGGGTTGTCGTCAACAGAATAAGAATTATTTTCAAAAGTGTCTCCATCATATTTTATGTAGAAATCATAAGCACCAGAACGGGAGAAAGGAACGGGAAAGGTAATTATTTTTGATGAACCATCACGAGTATAAGTTCCATACTATATAAGACAGCCGTGAGCCTGTACAAAATCTTCAAATCTTTCTGCTTTTGCTCCCTATCCTGAAGACTACGTATATATTGCAAAAGCCTAAACAGGGATAAGAAAAAGTTCCTAACTTCCATCAAGAGAACTTTTATTGTCGTTGAATTGGGTTTCGCTTGAGAATACGTTAACTCTCATTAAGTTCTTTTCTGAAGCCATTTACTC